ATGGCAAGGCACACAAGACCATTAACCAATAGCGAAGTTAAAGCAGCAAAAGCCAATGATAAGCCTGAAACGCTTTATGATGGCGAGGGGCTGGAGTTACTGATAAAGCCAGGTAGTAATTCCAAACTATGGCGCTTTCGGTACTACCGCCCCATATCGAAGAAACGAGCAATGATATCATTTGGGGCATTTCCCATGGTATCGCTAGCCGATGCCCGTCGGATGAGGGAACGCGCTCGAGCCCTGTTAGAACGTGATATCGATCCGCAAATCCACCAGCAGCAACTTCGTGATCAAGAACTGATTGCCAGCCAAAACACCTTCGCTAAAGTAGCTGCCGATTGGTATGAGTTGAAAAAAACAGAGCAACTGGCACCTAACACCATTAAAGATATTTGGCGATCGCTAGAAAAGCATGTCATACCTTGGATTGGCAACCGTCCTATCACCAGCCTAGTTGCTCGTGACTTCATTACAGCTCTGGATCCGATTAAAGCCAGTGGCAAACTGGAAGCATTAAAGCGGGTTATTCAGCGTATCAACGAGGTGATGGATTACGCGGTAAATGCTGGTCTGATACTTTCTAACCCCGCTGCTAAGATCCGTAAAGCATTCCAGGCACCTGTCAAAAAGAATATGCCTACCATCAGGCCTGAAGCACTTCCCGATCTGATGAAAACTCTTTCTGTTGCCAGCATCGAGTTACAGACCCGGCTACTGATTGAATGGCAATTGCTGACCGTAACCCGGCCAGCAGAGTCTGCGTCAGCCCGCTGGTCTGAAATAGACCTTAACACAAGCACATGGACAATACCTGCTGGTCGAATGAAGATGCGTCGCGAGCACACCATCCCCCTCCCCTCACAAGCGTTAGCGATTTTGGATGCTATGCGACCTATCAGCGGCCACCGCGAATACATTTTCCCGTCCGCCAAAGACCCCAAACAGTCGATGAACAGCCAGACTGCCAATGCAGCGTTACGCCGTATGGGCTACAAAGGCATTCTTGTTTCTCATGGTTTGCGGGCCATATTCAGTACAGCAGCAAATGAAGCCGGGTTTCCGTCAGATGTAATAGAGGCAGCCCTCGCGCATGTAGACACGAACGAAGTGCGCCGCGCCTACAACCGTTCAACCTATCTGGAACAACGTAAGGTATTAATGAGCTGGTGGGGCGAATTTGTAGAAACTGCAGCTACCGGGCAAATGTTGGCTGCCGATGGCGCACAGAGATTATATCTGATTGGTAAGACCGCCTAATCTGCTGATGGAAGTCTATAAGTATTTACCGAATTTAACCGGTGAAAACCAGTTAGAACCATTCAAAACCGAACAAGTTACTCTTAGACTCATGATAATTCGTAAGCTGTTATCCAGGGAGCATATATGGTTGATGAAAAGTTATCTAAAAGTATTTGGGAAGAAAAAGAGATGCCTCCGCTGGAGTACTGCAGCATCATCAGAGCCGCTAATCTACTGAATTGTAAAGAAGAAGATTTTTTACACTGGCATGATGAGGGGCTTATAACACTTTCTGTCAATTTACGTGAAGAGGTTCCTGCTTTCATTGTCTTTGAAAGTGAGACCGCGCTCTTTGAGGCTAATGGTCCAGTAATACAAAAGGCATATATTGACGAAGAAAATGATGGCAGAAAACGAGGGATTCTCATTGAGGAAAATGGTAGCAAAAGAGTTATCATCTCTGAAGAGAATAACGAAGACTTGATATTCATTAACAAAGATGAAAGAGAAAAAATAAATTCACAATTAGACAAAAACAAAGCAATAATGGAAAGTTTAATTCGCAATACATTTTATAAACACTCACAAGTTATCCTACCTAACGGCCATATAAAAGTAATCACTACAAATACCAATGAACATACATTTAAAAATGAGATATATGGGTGTTATATTTATGGTATATGGGAAATAAGTGATGAACAAGATCTAACCAATGATATGAATAGTGCCAGCGAAATATTCCCTTTTGAGCTTAAGCCTAAATTAATCATCAATGATGAGATACACAACGTAACAGCCACATCTGACGAATTTGGAGGCTTCACCCAGAAAGATATTTTCTTAACAAAGTCTGACGTAGAGAAAATATTTCAGTGCAGTAGATTACCGCACCTTACGCAGCAAGAAAAATCAAATTTAATCGAGAAACCGATTGACACTCCGGAAAAAGCACATGGAAACAGCATCCGAAATGAAGAGTTGAGGATGGAGCTAATAAAAACTGCAGAAATTATTTTAAAAAAATTCCCTGAAGAATGCAAAAGTCGAAAATTATTAATCAGCCCAGAGAAATGGGCTGAAGCAATAATCAAACACAGGGATAACCCTGACCCTGCCATTCCAAAATTTTTTATGTGGACTGAAAGGACAATAATAAAACACCTTCGCGCATACTTAAAGACAAGAAATTATATAGTCAATAAACTGTAGATTAAAATGCACTGCCTGCATAGTATTTTACTATGCAGGCAGTGCATTTTATTATGTCTTATCAACCAAAATAAACTGTGCCAATATCCACTTATCGCCGGAGTAACCCGGTATTCAGTGGAACTTAACCATGAAAAAGATCCTCACCAAACAGGAAGTAAAGGCAATTCTGCGTATAAAATCTGACAGCTCACTTCAGGACATGATTAACATCGGTGACTTTCCACCAGGATTTCGCATAGGTATTCGTCGCATTGGTTGGTTTGAAGATGAAGTTATTGAATGGATAAACAAACGCATCCATGAGTCTCGGCACCGAAATATATGATAAAAATCCCTTACCAACAGACAGATAGTTTTTATTTTCACTCACATGCTCTTGGTAAAAATAAAATACACTTATTATAAAAAATTTAAAGGAGTGGCGATGAGTAATATAAACCACATATGTAACACATCAACTCCAACGGTATTGGACAAAGTGATACAGCAAGAAACGAGAGACACGGTCGGTACATCCCTCGCGAAATTACTTGATATGGAGGCTTCGCTGACACCTACCCTAGAAAATATCCAGCGTATGTATGACGTTGTGGACATTTACCGTCAGCACCAGATATTCAAGGAACTCCAGTCATTCAGAAGGAGACACCATGTCTGATATAGCCACAACAATCAACGCAATCCGCAGAGTGGCCGCTGCCGCCACTCAATACACTGAAATTCTCGTGCCGGAATGGCTGCCAGAAGGTAAACGACAGGCTTGTGAATGGTCGTGTCGCAATCCCACCCGGGCAGACCGTCACGCCGGGAGCTTCTCTGTTTCGCTTCTAGATGGCCGCTGGCACGACTTCGCCACGGGTGACGGCGGAGGCGATCTTGTATCACTGGGGGCGTACCTCTGGAACCTACGCCAAATCGATGCCGCTCGCATTGTGGCTGACAGGCTGGGCCTCTGTCTGCCCCCATTGTGTAAGTCCGATACTATGAACACCGGACAGCGTGAGGCTCAGCGAGAACGGTTGGAGGCAGCAGAGCGGGATGTCGTCCAGTTGAGGCAGACCGAACAACAGCAGCGGCAGCGCCTTCATAAACTGACCGCCTGCAGGGCGTTTGAATTACTGAGTAATGCAGAGAGGGCCAGCCCCTATCATCCGTATCTGACCGCTAAACGGCTACTGCCTCACGGGTTATATCAATCCGGTCATGATTTGCTGGTACCCCTGCACAACGTGCGCGGCGAACTGGTAAATGTGCAGACTATCCGCCCGGACGGGCACAAGCTGTTTTTGCGTAACGGGCAGGTGAAGTTTGCTTTTCATGTGATGGGGGACTTTGACCAAATGAGCCCGGACGCCCCACAGCATGACGTGTATGTGTGTGAGGGCTGGGCCACCGGGGCCGCCCTACTGCAATTCTGGGATATTCAGGCCGTAGTGTGTGCAATGAACGCAGGAAACCTTAAACATGTGGCGCTGGCGCTGCGTGGGCGCTACGGCTCAGGCATTCAGATGGTGATTGCCGGGGATGATGACCGGACATCTAAAGATAACCCCGGTGACCGGGCCGCCAATGAGGCGGCGTATCTGGCCGGGTGTATGGTGGTCTCCCCGGAGTGGCCGCCCGGTGCGCCCGTCGAACTGTCCGACTTTAACGACCTGATGATATGGACGATAGAAAATGAGCCAGAAGCCTGACGGCCAACCAGCAAAAACCACAGGCGCGGGACAGCGCAAAAAGCCCCGCGCCAAATACCCGAAAGTCAGCCCGGCACGTCCGGGCTATGCCACCCATGCACAGTATGCGCAGGTGGATGGTGGCCAGATACTGAAACCGGGCCTTTACTGGCACGGGGTGCGCGATGCCACCAATACCGACACGCTTATTTGCTCTCCACTGGAAGTCATCGCCATGACCAGTGACGACAAAGGGGAAAACTACGGGCGGTTGCTGCGCTTTCTTACCCCGAAAGGCGAGTGGCGCGAATGGGCCGCACCAATGGAAATGCTGGCGGGTGACGGCAGTGAACTTCGTGGCGAACTGCTGCGCATGGGTGTGACTATCCCGCAGAAGCAACGGCAGGCGCTGACAGATTACCTGATGGATTCAACCCCAAAACGCCACGCGCTGGCCGCCACGGCCACGGGCTGGCACTCGCCTGATTTGTTCGTGATGCCGGGTGGCATTATCGGTGCGGGTGATGTGGTGTTTCAGTCCACGGAGGCAGGCTCTCAGGAATACACCACCGCAGGCACGGCGGAGGGCTGGCGCGATAGTGTGGCCGCCCTGTGTCGTGGCAACCCCGTTCCGATGATGGCCGTATGTGCGGCGCTGGCCGGGCCTCTGCTGTCGCTGCTGGACGTGGACAGCGGCGGGTTCCACTTCGTGGGCGACAGTTCCAGCGGCAAAAGCGTGGGCGCACTGGTGGCCTGTAGCGTCTGGGGTGAGCCTCGCAACTTTAAACGCAACTGGAACGCCACCAGTACCGGACTGGAAGGACTGGCGACCATGCGCAACGATACCGCGCTGATTCTGGACGAAATCGGCGAGGCTCCAGCCAAAGACATTGGCGGGCTAATTTACCAGTTAGGCAACGGCACGGGCCGCCAGCGCGGCAAGGTGTCCGGCATGGCCCGCCCGGTCAACGTCTGGCGCACTATCATCATTTCCACCGGGGAAATGACTGTGGGTAAGCACATGGAAAGCGGCGGCCAGCGCATTAAGGCCGGGCAGGAAATGCGCCTGCTGGATATTCCGGCGCAACGGCTTTACGGGGCGTTTGATTTTCTCCACGGCATGGAGCTACCGCACAACCCGGACAACGACGCGGAGCGCCGGGGTGCTGGCCAGAAGTTTGCCGAAACCCTTCGCGGCAATGCGGCCAGCCATTACGGCCACGCCGGGCCGGAGTTTGTGCGCTGGCTCATTTCCCGCAGCCAGACCAGCAGCACCAGCAATAACAGCGACAGCCAGACGCTGGGGGAATTGTTCGCCCGGCTGCGCGAACAATTCCCGGTCAGTACCGGGCAGGAAGCCCGCGCTGCCGCGCGTTTTACCCTGTGTGCGCTGGCGGGAGAAATGGCAATCACGGCGGAGATTCTGCCGTGGAAGCAGGGGGAAGCGCTGGCCGCCGTGCGGGCCATGTTTGAGGCGTGGACGGAATACCGGGGGCGGGGCCAGTCCGAGGATGTGAAGATTCTTCGCGCCGTTGCCGGGTTTATTGCCCGCCATGCTGCACGCTTTGAGGGAACGGGGGTACACGGGGAGGCCGTGAACAACCGTGCAGGATGGTGGAAACCGGACAGCAACGGCGGACGGCTGTACTGGTTTTTACAGGATGCACTATGCGAGGCAGCCAGCGGCTATGACCTGAAACGCATTGCGGCCAGTCTGGATGATGCGGGCGCAATTGCTGACCGTGACGTGGACGGCAGACGACGCTTTACCAAACGCGTATCGGTCAACGGGGAAAAGCACCGGGTTTATGTTATCAGCCAGAGCGCATTGCTATGCGCCATTGATGAATAAAACAGAATAAACCCGTTTTCAGAAAATAAAAAAGCGGTGGGACTGGTGGGAACTGTGGGAACCGCCACAAATAAAAACAATATAAAACAATAAATAAACATTAAAACACTGTCCTTTTACCCTCATTTTTCGGTGGGAACTCAGTGGGAACAGGTGGGAACCGCAGTGCACAAATATTAACCGCATCGGTTCCCACAAAACTGGGGGGCGGGAACCGGTGGGAACCGCAGAAACCCGCTCAGTTCTAAGCGGTTCCCAGAGTTCCCACCAGTCCCACCATTTTGCACAATATCGTGCGTCTCTGTTTAGCCAGCGCAGGAACCGCAAAGTCCCTGACACAGCGCGGCTTTCAGGCTCTTTTAGCGTTTAAAACCGCGAAACAGCAGAAGCGCACGAAATCAGCCCGCAGGCCAGACAGCACAAGACTTTCAGGCCATTTTATCCAGACTCGCAAAAGTGCACATTTTTGCCAGAAAATGCGCTTTTCTAGTGGTGAAGTCACTCGAGGCCAGTAGCGGCGCGGGATACAACCGTATTTGTTGAGCTGGGCGGGTGTCTTATGGCGGGTATTCCTGCCATAAGACACCCGCAGGCCGCACAAGCAAAGGGATTGCAGGAAATCACCGGGTAGAAACCAGCAAATAACGGGTATAAATGGCGTGAATCATAGGAATACGCAAAAATACAGGGGTTAATTTATGCAACGACCATTCATTCTTCCGCCCGCGCTTTGTCACTTCATTCAGTCGCTGGAGCCTCCCGCAGCCGCTATGGTTGCTACCCTTATCCCACCACACCATGAATTTACGTTTCACTTTCTGGCCTTGCGCCGTTCTGACCTGAACGACAGGCCGCACCGCGAATCAGTCACCGCACCCGATGAACTGACCGCCCGCATCCTGCTGGCCGGGAACTTTGTGCTGTGCTTTGCCGAGCGCGTCCCTGCTCAGGGGATCCATCATGCGTAACGCCGGATATACCCGAATCCCTGACCTGCTGATTCAGACGATGAAAACCGCTGACGCCGCGCAGGCTAAGCGCCTTTTTGATGATGCCGAACTTCGCGCCGACAGAATGGCCGCGCTTCTGGTCTGTATGGGAAAAACGCCGGAACAGGCGGCGGACACTGCCGACACATCCCCGGATGAAATGCTTGACGTTGGGGCGTCGCTGGCGCTCACCGTCGAGATTACCCGGGGTATGCATGATGTGGTGGACGTTTACCGCCTGCGCCAGATAGTCAAGGAACTCCAGTCATTCGGAGAGGGCCGCAATGTCTGACAGGTGAGGACAAGATTGGTTGTATTTTAGATATCCCGTCCGCTTTGTCCCCACTGTTCAAAACGGGCGGGGACGTCTCAACCCCGAGCCACATCTGGTTGCCCCCACTGTCCCAATGCATTTTCACGGTAGCTGGAATGGCAAAAAAGCATCAAATACGGCAAACCTTTAACGCATGAAACAGTGAAATGAGAGGTTTAACTCTTACTTTTTTTCTCTACTGGAGAAATCAGGGATTCAACTTCTACCATTGACACCATTTTCGAAGGAGTAACATTCAATGGAGAGGCAAGCTTGAATACAGTTGCCAACGTTGGTTGACGTTGTCCAAGTTCAAGCATACTGATGTAATTACGTTCCAGTTCAGCCTCAAAACCCAGTTGCTCTTGTGTTAATCCTGCGTTCTTACGTAACTGCCGCAGTACACCTCCGAAAGCTATTGCGATATTCAATGTTCCTCCCAACAATCTCTAACAATTGTTGGAAATTTCATCGAGCAATGATATCCTTGTCTTCCAACTATAGTTGGAATTAGTGATTTTCATCTGCTGTCAGGGATGTTACCTCCCTACCTGGTAAACTATTCACATCCATCACCTATTGCTACAGCCTTACAATCGGTTGCGCGGTAGCTATGTGTTCAATCACCAAGATGGATTACAACAGCCCTGAAGTGAGCGCGCTGAACATTTTATTCATAATTAATAATTGATGGTGTGTTGCGTGTAGTATATAGTACACACCCATGAACATAGGAACCGTACTCAGAGAACAGCGTGAGTTTCTACGCTTACACAGCAAGTCATTTTCTTTGCGTCAGGTTGCTCTGCGTGTAGGAATCGAACCGGCTTATCTCAGCAAGATCGAACGCGGAGAAACCGCTCCTCCCTCAGAAGCTACTCTGAAAAAAATTGCACATGAGCTACAACTGGATCCTGACGTCGTCCTGGCCATGTCAGGGAAAATATCGTCGGATTTACAGGAAATTATCTGCTCACGTCCGCTGCTCTTTTCCCAGTTGCTAAGACAGTTAAAAGACGCGCCTGAAGCAGCTGTATTGCGTATCGTTCGTGAGGTGACAGATGGTGAATGGTAAAAGGAGAAAATTGTGATTGAACTTCATAAAAATCAGTTGATTATCTCATTTCCGGAAGTCCATCCGAAGGCCTCTGGAACAGTCTCATTTCAGCGAACATTACGTGTACCTGACAATGACCGCATATATCCATTACCTGCCGGGCTTGGAAGGTTCCAGTTGGCTCATATAGATAACTACGCTGAAAAAATTCCCGCCTGTATGCTCAAAAAAGGCGGTGTACTCATGCCAATATATAATTCAGAGGCCATGTGGATTAACTTCAGCAGTGATTATCCTATAGCTATGAAGATTGCTACAGGAAAAATTAATGCCATTACGGGGTTATCATGGCAGAATGAATTATCTCATCACCCCCAAGATTTCATCGATTTATCACGTCAATATTGGCTGGATGGCTTTAATGTCGGCCAGGGTACAGTACGGCAGTTTACCTCTGTACCTTTACAATCAGGTTATACAGTAGAAGAGCAAATCACAGGGTCTGCAGAAGTTGGTGGATTACAGATTATTGCCTGGCCGATGAAAGCATCCGTATATGATGCTATTCAGAGGGCTAAAAGAGAAAGAGAAGAACGTGAGGCAAAACGAAAGAAACGATGCAAGAGTTATCTGGAGCCAGAATACAATGATCTTTACTGTCTGATGGGAATGGGAGCTGGTGGCCGAATCACTCAGAAAATTAAAGAGGATATATATGGACCTGCAGCGTGGGATACAAATCATAGTTCACGCTGTTTTATCCATATGATTAATGCATCTGACTGGCACAAACTAACAGGTTATCCAATGCCCCGCCCCCCCATAACCAGCAGAGATTACAAAAATAATAAGTTACCATGGTTTAAATACTATGAGGAAAACACAAAGGGACTAACTGGTTCAGTCATACTAAACAAAATAAAAAGCATACGGTTTTTATCAGGTAAAAAACAAAGAGAGAATGTTTTTACAAATGAAGATGACACTATTCTTATCCATCAAAGTGATAAGGCCGTCCGCAATGGTAAATTCTGATTAATTTATAAAAAAGTTTATCATTCGATTAAATACTTACCTATGATGACAAAAAATAAAATAAGAAATTCCGATTACCACCGATATGAATTTGCCGCTGAATTTATCATTGAATTATCGGCAATGAGTGCATTGTTTCAGCATCCGAAAGCCACAGGGATTCACTCATTGCAACGTATATTTGACTTGATATACCCATGGGGAACTATCAACTTCACAGAAGAATGCTTAGATGATAACTGTAATCCTGATGGTGTTGAGCTTGTTCGCGTTATCATCAAAAACGATGTGAATATATACATTTACCGTAAACCAGAAGTTGTGTGGTTTGATGTCAGTCAATTGAAGGAGGGAGAGTTTGGTTCCGCTGCATATCAGGCAGTAGCTGATTATGCTGTGAATACCGGGCGAATATTTATTGGCGATCCTGCAGGACTATCTGATATCGCGATACGTAGACGTACCGAGGCGATGCTGTCTTCAGCGATCAAACATGGTGGCACCGAACATATCGAGCCGCATGAACGCCAGCTCTACGGTGAAGATATGCTAGGAATTCCACCATTAAAATGGCGCCCAGGAAATAATATTTACAATATCAGTTCAATGATAGGAACATCATTGTGCTCAGTGAAAAACACTCTGCCGGAGATAGATAATGTCAGATACGACTTCGCAACCCGAACCTTCCGCACAGGTGAAGGTCAGCCCTTTACTGATGGAATGCTACGCGCTTGGAGTTCCTGTCCACGAGTTAGAGCGGCAGGCGCTGGGGGCGCAACACTTAAAAGAACGATATTCCTCAATACCCTGGCATGCGCAGAAAGCGGAGAAAGATCCCGACTACTGGAACAGGTTCTATGGCAGCGGGATAAATTCGTAGGAGAGGCACTGACAAGTACTTTTTACTAGAATATTGGGAGAGATCTTGGTCGACGAAGTACGCGGTCCTGAAGAAATCCGAGACGATTAAATAGCCACTAAAAATTAACAGATTGATATAGAAGAGGTTACAAATGCTTATTATTGGTATTGTAGTGTTTTTTTTGAATATTTTATTTCGCGGATTCATGTTACCTGCTGAGTACAGTTTAGGAACCGATCATTACCGTACTGATTACGCAAGAATATTTTTTAAACCTATTAATATAGCCATTTATTGGTTTATAGAGAGAGCAAGCCGCTGGGGAGGGTCTTTCTTAATCGTTTTTAGTATCGTAGGATTCCCTCACGGAGTCATGATGTTTTTGGGTGCAGGTTTACTTACTGGTTTAATTGCCTGTATTTTATCCCCAGCGCTATCAATGCTTCTTGCAATAAAAATACACCCTTACTTCAAGAAGACACTTAAAGATGCCAATAATACAAAATAACACCCCCATAAAATGGTAAGCAGCATAAGATGCACGTAAACGAATTAAATAAACTACTGCCATATTTTTTTAAAAACCATAAATAGGAAACTGTTATGTTCATTCGTTTTATCATAATGTGTTGTGTCACTCTGGTACTAGCTTCCTGTGTAACGGGAGAGAAATTTTCTAAAATTAGACAAGGTATGAGCCGTACAGATGTGATTGACAAGCTGGGGTCTCCTGATGGAGTGCAAACACAAGGTACAGCTGAACTGTTAACCTATTCGAATCGATTCATGTCCGACTGGTCATGGGATAAAGCGGATTATCAAGTGTTACTAAATAACGGTTTTGTTGTTCAGTATGGTGCATCCAATATTTATCACGATACGAGCATGGGGGAAAGAATGATAGCGGCTGGTCAAATCATGCAGCAGAATACCCCCGTACAAACTAAACCTGTACAAACCAACTGTCATCAAGTTGGCACATCAGTATATTGCTCAAGTTATTAATGACATTTAACCAGAAACACTGTTCTGAGCAAAAGGAAACTCTATCTGAAAGTCGTAACTGACCAGTATAAAAACGTTATAAATCGACAATAAACATAAAAACATTACCATCAGAATGACTCCGAACAATGATGGTATATCCTGTAATGGTGATAGGTTATACCGAACATCACTGGCGGCATTTTATGTATGGCTACACCAACAATTCTTTATGGTTCCCGTTCGTGAAATCAGTCGGTGACGGCACTTAACAAGTGATAGGGCCAGAATGGTCGTTAAAACTTTAACTTCTGAAATAAGCCGTCATTACAACTGCCTGACTGCAGCTTTCAATGACATGATGGCTTAATTCAACAACGAGGTGGTATCAAATGGTAATGCTGCAAAACTGGGTGAATCAGGCCCGGCAACACTGGGCGGAATTCCAGCCAACGAAGTATCGGGAGCTGAAGAAAGCGGGAACGTTGGAGACCGCGCTTCAGGACGCGGCGAAGCGGACAGCGGACGAAATGGACCAGTTGGAGAACAGCGGGTATCGGGAACACGAGGCGTGGGAGATGACCCGCGAGAAGTACCTGTTTCCGCCCGAGGAACAGAGCCTGAAGGACCAGCAGGACGCGGAGCCGCAGCGCAGCGGGGCGGCACTCAGCGAGGTGATGGGGATGCCGCTGTACGACGAGGACGAGGAAGCCGACCAGCATCAGGCGTAACTGCGCAGGAAAAACCGGACAGCCTCTTCACCATCGCCCCGGCGACAATCGGTCAGGGCGGGAAAAAGGCCAAGTACCGCGATAACGTTGCCGCCATCCGACTACTGAAAGAGCTGGAGATTCGGCAACAGGCAGGCGACGGCCGACGAACAGGTCGTGCTCGCCAAATACGTAGGCTGGGGCGACATCCCGGAGCGTTTGCCCGCACGGATGGCACGGCCACCAGCGGCTGGGCAAAGGAAATCGCCGAGATGAATGATATCCTCTCTCCGGAGGAGTATCAGGCGGCGGTCGCGCTCATAAAGAGTGTTGCCCTGCCGGATGATGGGGCCTTCGCACTGTTCGAGGTCGGACAGAAACCACGGGTATCGAGGTGATGAAGCGCCACAAGGCGCTCCTGCGCATTCATGCCAGCGCCCATTTTCTGGGTGGCTCCCAGCGGTACGCGAATGGTACCGGCGTTGACCTTCGCAAACAGTTCGGTCTTCTGGTCGTCGGTCTTTGCGTCGTGGATGGAGGCGATCTCCTTCTCCGGGATGCCCCGGTCGATGAGTTTTGCTTCAGATCATCATAGACGGAGAAATTCGACTTCAGCACCACAGTTCGTCCGACGACATCTTGTCGAGTTCTTCCTGTGCTGCGCTGGCCATCTCGGCATCATCACTTTCGGCGTCGGCCACCAGCTGACGAATGCGATCCGCTTCGCCAGTGCGGGCGTTTTTCGAGGTGGAGAGGTCAGCTGTGCTTCTTTGTCCGCATGCCACTGGTTATAGATGTTCGGTACCGGTAGAGCTGCCTATGACGGGATGTGGCAAAAAATCTGCGACCTGACCTCGTGTGGTACGGCGGTAGCGCTGACGTGCATTTTGTCTACGGCAATCGCCAATATGGTCTTGAGCACATTGGTATCAAGCGTGATCCGGGCGTCGTCGCCCGTGCGCTTCGCGCTGTGGCGCTGGGTACCGAAGTTAAGAATGTCCCGGCCAAGAAAACCGTGCGTATCCACCATGATGGCGTAACGGCGGTATTGTCGCTCGATGAAAACGGGAAACGGAAGACATGGTTGCTGACGGGCTGGGAGAATGACAGGCCAGATGCAAAGGGCGAGGTTGGTACTCAATCCCACGCTACGCAACTCCCCCCTACGTTTAGTCGTGATGAGCTGGGCGCTGGCCTAGTTCAGATGTTAGGCGACAAGAGCGGCGATTTCAAGACCTCCCTTGATGCGTGGCAGCGCATCAGCAGCGGCAGGCCATACTGTCTGTGCGAAAATATTTGAAGCGGGGAAAAGTGCAGCTACCCGCCTGCGTAAAGACAATCAGCCACCAGTTGGCGGTAACATTGGCCCCGCCGCAGGCAATGCCGACCCGGCCGCAGGCGCTGTCGATCCTGCAGCCTCCGGTACCTACGCGACGGCAGCAGCAGGCCCGGCTCAGGCGCAGCAGGATGAAGTTATCGCCGCTACGCCGACAACCGGCCGCGATGATTCAGGCCTTTCCGCTGATGCCGGGCCTATTGACCCCACAGTGAACGACGACTGATACAGAAAACGATCACAAAACCCACACAAAACCCACACAAAACCCACGCCCGCGGGATGATTGCAATGCTGAATCACTAACTGACGCAACTACAATAATACTCTTGTCAACCGTTGATATTCATTTCATGCAGGGTCAGTGATTTCATTGCAGCCCCGTCAGGGTCAGTAAAGGAGTCGGTCGGATGCAGTCAGAAAATCAGGTGTGATCGACCCCGGATATCATTTGCTGACCTTAGCTAATTCTTCAATCAAGTTGACGTGACGAGGATATATCTTGAATTTCTTCTCAGGCCCATTCTGGTATCTGGCTGCACTCGATGCGAGAGAAGCTAAGTCAATTCCGGCCTGGCTGAGCAAGACCTTTAAGTCTTCTTTAGGAATATGGTTTTGCACAAGCAGGGGAAGCAGTCTTATGAGTGAACAGGGATTGCTAGAGACTAAGGCCAATGTTTCCAGTGACGTTGGGTAGGCGGCCTGATCCAGCCAAGTGCTGTAATGATCTTCATTCGCATTCTTCGCTTCAACTGTCCACCGTAGCCGGAAAATGACTAGGTACTGCTGCATGATTGGCCAGAAGTCTTCACCATAGAAGTCAATGCTTAACATCTCAGTGGTAGCCTCCCACAGCGCTTGAAATAGCGCGGCGGACTTCTTAAGTATTTCGGGATTGAGAGTTTCTTGTACGTCTGCAGTACAGATTAGAATTCCTAGGCCTACGTCAACCAATGTACGCATCAGTCCTGAAGCATCCGAAGGTTCCCATTCTTTGGAAATCCTATCAATGGGATGGAATTCGAGGATTTCTCTCAGCGCAACGCTAGAGTTCCACATACTCAGCCAGTGACAGGTGAAGTCTTCGCTCAAGGCGATGGAATACCCGAGCACCCGGCAAGCATAGTTGTTAGGCTGATTGGCATGAAATTGACTAACATGACTTCGAAGCGACTTACCTTTAGAGGAGTTCCACTCGGTAGGTGTCAAGTTCCATTCTTCGATGAAGGCACTGACGTCTGGTTTCGCAAACTTATCGGGGTAGTTCGAATGTAAAAGTGCCAGCATGGATTGGTAAACCCATTGCTCCCACGAAAAATTCAATTGGTCGGAAATGGTTGGGGAAAAGGGCTGTGTGAGTTTTTCGGCTAATGCCAATAATATATCTTGGCTGCTTAGAGGTCGTTTTTGATCCGAACTGTTATCAGAGAAGTTAAGGTGTTGGCGAGTGAGCCATGTACCCCATCGCTTGAACAGACCCTCGAAATCTGATCTTTTAGCGACAGTAGCAACGAAACAAGCGAGCAATGACCTGACGCGCTGCTCTAGCACAGATGGATCATCTTCGCGGCCATTGGCAAGGTGGATGATTTTTGTACTTCCGTGCCTGAGTAGGCAGGGAAGCAATAGGGCACCATTCCATGAACCATCGCTTTGGAAACTCGGTGAAGATCCGAGGGTGATTTGTTCCCACAGATCGTAGTTACGGTAAAACTCCGGGCTTTCGAGTACTCGATTGATCAAGACTAGATTTTTTGTTGCACTCATCCATTTTAATAGTTTGTCGGGAGCGAGCTTCGCCAGTAATTCAATCCATGACCAACTGGAATTATCGACCCGACTTTCCCAGGTGTGTCCATACCAAATTGCATCGAGGGTGATTGGATAGGATGGATCAACTACGTCTTCATGAAGCAGATTTTTTTCAGCATCGACGAAATATTGTTCGGCCAAATTTAAGAGTGTTTCCTTGAAAACATCATTTTTTAGAGCTACAACCAGTGCCACTTTCGTCCACAAATGCTCAACCCACCATGAGTTTCGGACGAGAGCCTTGAAGGCTGTATACCGGTTTTCGGTTTCTGAAGAGGCCCATACCGTTACAATTCCAATTACCAAGGCCGCCTGAATTTTCGGATGGTCCGACGCATCGAAGTCCTCGTGGGAACCGCTTAGGTGGGCGGTAAACCTCTTAAGAGCATCTTCTGCATCATCCTGAGCGCAGAAGTACTCTGTCACAGACGTGATCAATGCATCGGGAGATGCGAAGCTACCTTCTGCGAAGTCTTCAATCAACGACTCGGCGATTGTGTACGATTTCTGCTTTTCCGATTCATAAGTGGGCGGCAATTGCCATTCTTTGTTCATGACTATTTTTTCTCGTTGGCCATCTTCCAAACTGTATCAAAAAACTGCACTGCATCATGAGCATCAGCATTCCAGCCTCTACTAACGGCATTTACATCCCGATGAAAACCGCCTACAGTTGCGCCAAAATGCCATAATTCGTTATCGATAATAGCAAAGCGATCGTGAATGCAGTTGGCGTTACTGAGGTTAAATGAGACCTCGATTGTCATGGGGGGGGCAAGTTTGGCACGATTTTCTGTTACTAACTGCTTTAAGATCTCGAAATCATCCATGATTTTTTTCTTTGAATCATGATAACCAGTTAAAATCTTTACTGTTTCAATATGGTCTGTCCAAAACCAATCCACAACTTTCTGAATTCGTATACTATGGTCGGGTTCCTGACCATCTGCAGAAAATAAATGCTTGTCAATTATCCACACCTGTTGCGCAGTACTAATTGCTGTTTCAAATTCTTCGACTAACCGTACATTCAGAGCATCTTTACGGGCTCTGATGGCATCAAAAGATGGGAAACGATGACTGGATTCGACCTGGTAGGACGCCTCGCAAGGTATGAGTAGCTTCGGGGTATATTTTATGTCTACCACCGACTCGGTCGTACTGACATTTATCCGGGACGATAATTTACTCATTATTAACGTCCTTCGCGCCGCGCGGTTCCTCGTCCTGCGCCTCTTTCGCGTCCACCATTCCGCGCCCGTAATTCGCGCATTGCTTCTTGGGTCCTCCTTTCAGGACTTTTAAGTCTTTCAAAGGGGTAGCCTTATTATAAAGGTCCATGAGGTGGGTGAGGATTTTTTCGCCATGGGGTATGCGCATGGTCAGCGTTGGCCGTATACCGATAGAGTTCAGAGAACTACCTATCATCCATACACGACCATCGACCGCGATGAATCGATCATGAAAGAGGCTATTTTCTGTATTGGCAACTTTGATTTCAATGCTGTTTCTGTGGCTGGCTTTGAATATATCCAGGTTTTGCAGCATTGTCTGGTGTGCGTCTAGCGCCGCCTCACTATCGGCTTCGGGACTTGCTTCCGCTTCTTTGATCTGTTTGAAAGCACTGCCTGAGGTAAGGATTTGTATCTTGATCTCGTCTCGCTCAATAGCAAATAGGTATTGGGAAATTTGGTTTGCGCTGAAGTAGGGATCAGCGATGAAGATGCTTGAGTGAGCATGCTTAAGTTTTTTCCTGATGTGCTCGAGCGCTTCCTTGCGCTGGTCAGCCGCAAACCACGTCTGATCATATAATTGAGCGCTGTAATTAAGGAGACGCTCGTTTTTCGCGTCTAGCAAACGCTGGAAGGCGTCAGTCGTGTTCGGTGCTTCACCCAATGTTTGTGAGGACGCAAAGGTTTTTTTTTCAGTGAAGTACTCATTGACTGGGCTCTTCTTTTTATCTGTCTCTGGGGCAGTAACCTTGACGCGTCGCTCGATCACGTCAATCCTCATGTTCATTTGTCGAAGGAACTGTCGCATGGGCGTTTGCAGTAAGACCCCTCGTTCCGTATGTGTAAGGACAAGACCGGAGCCGTGGATGGAAGACGGTCTTTCAATCACAACCAAGCCATCTTCCGGTACCGTAACTGTATCGAAGGAGGTGAGCATCCCTTCCTGTCCTTCCATTGAGGTCAAGCTTAGACCTTGGAGTTTACGGCCTGGGTGGGGCCTCACATGGAAGTACAACGATTCGGAACCGTCCTCTTTGGGCTCAACGAACTGTCGGACGGAATGAACGTCGCAATCAGGGACAGCGAGTACCATCCCACCCAAATATTCAGGATATTCCCTAAAATCGACGTACATGTGGTGCTCTAGGAATTGGAAGGCTTCCTGGCACTGCTTGCTTTGTCCAGCTGTGTCAAGGAAGCTCGGCCATTCCTGACTGTCTGAAATTCGACGTGAATACCTGATAATGCCAAGGTTACGGAAGGGGAGTGTAGAACGCTCAGATTTCAGCGCGATGTCTTCGCTTTCCATGGGTATGCCCAGTACAGGCCAACTTGGAAAGTCGCTTAGCCTGCCAACTGAGAGGGGTTCGTCGTCAGAATTCGCCCGGAAACCATGACGGGGAGATGGTGTACAAAGTTCTTCCGATGCACTTCGATACCACTGGATGGCCTCTTCTGCGGTCATGACTATACGGTCGACCGCTATAGCGCCTTCTTTGCTAAATTTTTTCATGTAAGGCTTGGGAGGTCTTGAAGGAGCTTGCCTTCCTGATGCCAGCAACCAGACAGATGCAAACAGCAAACGTAGAGGAGACCGCTCAGATGTAGAGCTTGGTGGTACAACCACAGCGACATGCACGACCGCATGTTCGAAGTCGTCAGTCAATTTACTACAGGGGTTACTGCTTTCTGTACTTTCCATGCAGGGCTCGCTATCGGTCGAAGGCACTGAGTTAAGATTTTTCGGTGAACTACCATAATGTCCCATGTGTTACCAAAGGTGTAAACTCTCCTAGTCAGCAGTTTTGAACATTGACTTTCGTGCGTCTGCAAGCCGCTCAATCGCAGGAAGATCAAGGTTATCTTGCTCTATCAGTTCGCAGTCCGCGATAAAAGAATCTGCATTGAAAACTTCGGCTGGCAATTCCGTTGGGACAATTGAAACACCTTTACTCAACCCAAAGCTTGCCAGTTCGAGCGATGGAACATTGACCCAGCGCGGCCCGAATCGATATACCGCGTAGTAAATGATTCGCGCCTTCAAGCTGGGCACACCGCTGCATAGCATCGCGTCATGGAACATCCGATATACGTCTGGCCAAGGTTGAGGGCGTATATCGCAAAAATAATCATGAACGATGGATGCGTTACGGTAAGCCCCTTCAAACTGTCCACCTATCAGGGACCAGAAAACTCGCGGTATGGAAGCACCGTCTACAATGGTGATGATAGGGACGTTCCATTCTCGACCATTCATCGAGACGTAACCAAACGGTCGTTTCAACTGCATACTGCGACCATCATCCAGCCATTCGGTCAGTGGAGGCAGTCGGTTGAAGTGCCCATGGTCAATACCAATGGCTATAGATACATTTACCCGCTGGTACAACGAAGAACACCGCCACAGCGGGATACAATATGTGACCCCGGGCAGCGTCACCGTGGCGAAGATAATGCGCTGCTGAAGCAGCGTGATGAACTGTACCGCATGGCACAGAAGGCCCATCCTGAGCGCTGGTCAGGCAAAACGATAAACTGGCAGCCGGAAGGCCCGGTAACACTGATCCGGATCGGACAAAACAGGCCGCTTAACTTAACCAATGGCGCCAACTTCCTTGACACTTACCGGTGTCGGTAAAGCCTGCTATTGAAGTAAACTATAAGTGCTGTACCGATATTATCTATTATCAGTAATATCAATACGTTATAAGTTAAGTTTTGAGGTTTTTTAATCTAGAAAACTATCCTAGATAAGTTAAGAATTGTTAAGGTGTTTTGGAGCGCGTAATACCATAACTACTATCTCATCAGTACAAAAAAACCGGGTCAGCATTACCTCGTAGCGTACTGGAAGAAAGATTAGAGATGACTTTTAATTTTAGGCATACAAATAGGCATACCGAAAATATTTAATTTTAAATTTTTAAATAAAAACAAGTAATTGAAATTACAATTCACACTCTCTCGTGCCGACCAAAATTCCCCAATGAAACCAACCTTTTACGGTTGGTTTTTTATTGCTCAAAATTTGTACGGGGAGTTAATGGGGTGAAACGGGGGAGAAACCCCATCAATAGCAACTACTCCGGGGCTATTTACCTCCCTAAGAAACGCTCAATTTTCTGTCTTCTATACTTTCAGAATGACTACTGGAGGTAACCATGTGCGGACGCTTTGCTCAATCACAGACACGTGAAGAATACCTAGCTTTCCTTGCCGAAGAAGCTGAGCGTGATATCGCCTATGACCCCGAACCAATCGGCCGGTACAACGTGGCGCCAGGGACAAAAGTTTTGCTCCTGAGCGAACGTGATGAACAACTGCACCTTGATCCGGTTCACTGGGGTTACAGGCCGGGGTGGTGGGATAAACCAGCGCTCATTAACGCACGCGTAGAAACCGCGGCGGCAAGCAGAATGTTTAAGCCTCTATGGCAATATGGGAGAGCAATTTGTTTTGCAGACGGCTGGTTTGAATGGAAAAAGGAAGACGACAAGAAGCAGTTCTATTTTATCCAGCGTGCTGATGGCCAGCCGATTTTCATGGCTGCTATCGGAAGCACACCATTTGAACGCGGAGACGAAGCCGAAGGATTTTTGATAGTGACTGCAGCTGCTGACCACGGGCTGGTCGATATTCATGACCGTCGGCCGCTGGTCCTGGCGCCTGAAGCCGCCCGGGAATGGATGAGGAAGGATGTCACTGGGGCGAAGGCAGTTGAAATTGCTGGAGACGGAGCAGTATCCGCCGACCATTTCATCTGGCACCCGGTATCGCGTGCCGTGGGTAACGTGAAAAACCAGGGGCCGGAATTGATTGAGGCTATCAAAAGCCTATAGCTTTGATAACGTCGGAATGAGCCAAAAATAGACAATCTTCGTCTGATATGACTTTACAGTGCTCCCAAAAAGTTACAAAATCACAGGGGAAATAATTAGTCAATAACTACGAGATGATTTTCGAATACTCGAAAATAGACAGTATCGGTTTGTTTGCATTGTTTTCTCTGGTTAAGTAGAAACCTGTTAAAAATCAACAATGGACTACCGACCTGAACTTAAATCTCTGGCGAAATTTTGTGCCAGATTCTGAAGATAATGTTACCAGTGTCATGCGATTGAGGAAAAAATGAATTTCCCAAAATATAACCAGACTAATTCTCAGGAAAGATTGGGTGTAAATGCCGTCGCGGAAGCAATGGCCAAGATTGGCCAGATTTGGCGTGAAACTCCGATGGCTGACGTTGGAATTGATGGCCAGATCGAGTATGTTAATCCAGAGGGTTTTGCTACGGGAAGGATAATAGCCGTTCAAATAAAATCAGGGCTGTCCTTTTTTAAGGAAAGTAATGGATGTTGGATTTTCCACCCGGAAGAGAAGCATCGATTTTACTGGGAAATATTCCCATTACCTGTGCTTATTATTATTCACAACCCAGAAACAAAGTTAAGTTATTGGCAAGATGTTCGCCATGCATTAAGAGTTTCCAAGACAACTGATGCAAAAGGTATTACCATACCTAAATCAAATGTCTTGCAATCTACCAGTGCTAAAAAACTCTTTGAAGGATTTGCGATTTTAGATCAAGACATCATGTCAGTCGAAGATATCCTCGACTATTTGATTAAATCTGAAAGTAACAATGCTTCATTTCCTGTCTCATACTTCAATCTTTTCTGTACTGGACTAACTAATGCCGGACGATCTTTATATTTTGGCATGGATATGGCATTAGGAATAGCAGAAATTGAAATGGATAATCAAAATTTACCTTTTGCTATCGGAGTCGGTGATTCAGAACAAAGTTTTTTGTTCGAGTATATAAAGTTCATCGTGCACCAACATATAGCTGATGTAGATTTTTCTGAATGTATGATTGAATGGTATGATCGTGATAGACAGCCATCTTTTATGGCACCACTCACCTCTAGGGGTAAAGAATTGGTACGGCTCATCCATGAATTAGAACATGAGTTAAAATCACAGGGGAAATTAGAAAGTACTGGTAGGTTACACGCTGCGCAAGCGGGCTTTGTTAATTTGGTTTTTACCCCAAATGAGATAAATAGAATTGCACTTACGAATAATATTCAGCGAGAGTACTTAAAAAAGGCCTAACAACCGAATATTGTCCGACTTATTTTCTGCTACGCTCCAAGCAAGCAGTAATTGCTAGTGTTACGTCCGCAATTCGCTCTAAGCGGACTGTAGTAGCAGTACAACCACTAGATGTTAATGCTGAGTCACCTGACTCTGAGCAGGTCACAGAATCTCGTAGTATAGCGCGGGGATAGCATTTCTCGCTTCATCCGCCAGGCTGTCTGGATCCCCTGCCCTGCAAAATACAGCGTCCCCCTGCCATCCTTTGCATTGAGATGATCGAGTACTTCCATGAGCTTTTCGCTGTTCTTCCGTGGTGCGTTATCATCGAAGAGGTTGAGCTGCGCTACGCCTTGACTGTAGAAATCCCCAAGCATCACGCCTGCTTTCTGATAGCGATGCCCGTCTCGCCAGATTGCGTCGAGGCATTTTGTCGCCGCAGTGATTATGTCCCGACTATCCTGGGTTGGGGTAAGCAATTTTACCGATGCACTGTTTCCGTAGTACGGTTCATTCAGCGCAAAGGGGCTGGTTTTGACAAAAGCGGAAATAAATCTGCAATACTGATGTTCGCCACGGAGTTTCTCCGCAGCGCGCGATGCGTATGAACATATAGCCTGCCTCATTTCATGGTATTCCGTGATACGACCGCCGAACGAACGGCTGCAAACGATTTCCTGCTTTACCGGCGCAAATTCTTCCAGCCCAAGACAGGGTTCACCACGCAGTTCCCGCACTGTTCTTTCCAGCACGACGTTAAAATGCTTCCGGATAAAACGGATATCGGTATCCGCCAGCTGAAGCACCGTTTTGATGCCCATGGCCTCCAGTTTTTTACTTATGCGGCGGCCAACTCCCCAGACCTCATCCACCGGCAGCAAAGCCATCAACTTCCTCTGCCTTTCAAGATTAGACAGATCCACCACTCCTCCGGTCTGTCGCTGCCACTGTTTCGCAGCATGATTGGCCAGTTTTGCCAGGGTTTTAGTCTGGGCTATGCCGACGCCGACCGTGAGGTGCGTCCTGCGCAGAACCGTCTCACGAATTTCCCTGCCAAAATCGGTAAGATCGCGACAGTTACGAACACCAGTCAGATCGCAAAATGCCTCATCAATACTGTAAATTTCGCAGCGTGGAGAGAGTTCCTCCAGAGTTGTCATCACTCGGTTGGACATATCGGCATAAAGCTCATAGTTGCTGCTAAACGCGATAATACCGTGCCGGCGAAACATGTCCTTTTGCTTGAAATAAGGCTCGCCCATTTTGACGAAGGGCTTCGCCTCTTGCGAACGGGCGATCACACAGCCGTCGTTGTTTGACAGAACGACCACCGGCCGCCCCTTCAGGTCAGGACGAAATACGGTCTCGCACGATGCATAAAATGAATTCACATCACAAAGCGCAAACATCTTAGCCAGCTGATTTAATGATGTACGTAACCACCCCGAACACGTCGAGAGTGTCCTCGCTACCCACGACTATCGGCGAATATGCAGAGTTCATTGGGTTAAGCTGAACCCGCGGATGCAGCTGCAGCTTCTTAACGGTAAATTCCCCATCCACAGCAGCAATAACGATATCGCCATGAACTGCTGTCCTTGAGCTATCCACAACCAGAAGATCCCCTTCCCCTATGCCGGCGTCTTTCATGCTGTCGCCGGCGGCTTTGACAAAATACGTCGCACTGGGATGATTGATTAGTAACTCATTCAGGTCTATGCGTTGCTCAACGTAATCCTGTGCGGGGCTTGGAAAACCACATTGCACAAGGTCACTGTACAACGGGATCAGCATGATCTCACGTAACTCAACGGGTGTGTAAAACTGCATAATTGACTCGCTCAGATTAATGTCGCGGTAGGGATACCCGTTACCGGATACCCCCCGCACAGATCCCGGCGTGCGCGATTTACGCACCGGGCTCCTGCCTCGGGTGTCTGGCGGTGAACCGCTCCACAGGCCATGGATGAAGAACCCGAACCCTTGGTAGCCATGCGGCTGCCAGTTTGTTTGCTTTCGTCCAGGTCGTATCATCCTTCTGGCTCCTGCGCCTGAGCGCCCGGCGCCAGAGGTTTGTTACGTGTGTCCTGAACTTCTGCATGGTGGGGAAGTTGCCCGGTACCGAGTGATAGTTCAGGTATCCCTGAACCACTCTCCTGAGCCATTTTCCCTGTTCGGGGATTGAGTAATGCCAGCGCCTTCGCAGACCGTCTTTGATGGCTTTCAGAGTTGCCGTCATCCGATCCCGGCGGGTCTTTCGTATCAGCATGAACCTGCCGTTGCGATCTTTCCCGCTGATGTGCGTGAACCCGAGGAAGTTGAACGTTTCTGGTTTGCCTTTTCCCCTGATGGCACGGTTTTCGGCAGCGAAGCGGCCGAACTCCATCAGACGGGTTTTCTCCGGGTGAACCGTGAGTCCGAACTCCCTCAGTCTGCGCTGCATGGCTATACGGAAGCGCCGGGCATCGTATCGTTTGTCGAACCCGATGACGATGTCATCGGCGTATCTGACCATTACCACATTGCCTGTGGCATAGCGACGTCGCCACTGATGCGCCCACAGATCGAAGACGTAGTGGAGGTATATGTTTGCCAGCAGCGGTGAGATGACCGCACCCTGTGGGGTGCCTTCCTCCGTTGCTCGCCATTGACCCTCCTCCGACGTCCCGGCTGTGAGCCACTTACGTATGAGCCTGATTACCCTCCGGTCGCCGATCCGATGCTCTGTGAACCTGATCAGCCATTCGTGGCTCACCCTGTCAAAGAACTGACTGATGTCGGCATCCAGTACCCAGTTTACGTTAGTGCGTACCAGCCCTGTGGCCAGTGCGTCCAGTGCATCGTGCTGGCTTCGCCCGGGTCTGAACCCGTATGAGAACCCCATAAAGTCGTTTTCATAGACTGCGTTCAGGATTTTCACCAGCGCATACTGGACGATCTTGTCCTCCAGCGAGGCGATGCCGAGCGGGCGTTGTTTTCCATCCGCTTTTGGGATGTAGTGACGCCTGCCGGGCTGCGCCCTGTAGCTGCCCTGATGTAGCCTCCGGTGCAGATCTGTTATGTTGTTCTTCATGTTTCCGGCGTAGTCCATCCACCTGATGCCATCCACTCCGGCGGCCGCTTTCCTGCTCAGGGAGAGGAATGCGGCTTCCAGTGCTTCGACTGTCAGCAGGTGGAACAATGCTGTAAACCGTTCTTTCTTCCGCTGCTTCGCAGCTTCCCGCACGCGTGACAGCCTCTGTGACATGCTTTCCCGGCTCTGTGTCCGGCGCATGTGTGGCTGTTCCGCGTTCCCCTTGGCCCCGCTCCTTCGCTCCACTGACTCCGCTCCTTTCGGGTTGTTCGCCTGCTTCGCCGCTACTATGAGCGAGTCCGACTTCTCCTCTCCGTACATCACCGGCTATGACTCCTCGTCTTCCCGGTGCGGGCCATCTCCGACACTGGCAGATGGTCAGAGGGGAGATCTCCCGGTTCCCGCGTAGAGATCGTATTGACATGCCAGGGTCTCAGACCCCGCCGGGTCCATGTGGCACTCGCAGTATTGCACCCTATGATGTTGCCTTCCGTTAACAGTACAACGTCGGCACCCGGTAATTTAATATAGATTTCGTGGCTCAATGGCTGGCCTGTCAACACCCCTGTCAACGCTTCGCCCCATACCTCGCGGTATGCAACGCATGACTCGGGGACCTTGTGGATTGCTGGTCCTTCAATGGTCGGGGACTTTCACCCCTTGATCTCTACCGGTCTCCCGGCGCACACTGTTTTTATATACAGTAGTTTTAGCAAAGCGACAGATCAATATAGATTATGTCTATCAATATATGCCATTGACGTAACGCATTGATTTAACAAGTAAGTTAAGTCTTAAAGTGTTTTCAGGCCTTAGTTGTTTGATGGTTTTACGAACAGGATGCGGTTAAAATTTTTCAGCTATGGCAATGCCTTCATAGCAAATTGCTCACCTGCGATCTCTTGCATACGGTTCGCAGGTGAGCAAACTTAACCGGCTGGAAAATATTTATAAATCGTCTTCACTCCCACTCCTATCACATCGGCTACCTGCTGCCTGGTAGCGCCGTTCTCCAGCATTCTGCGGCACCGCTCCACAACCTCAGTGGACATTACCCGGCGGCGTCCGCCGACTCTCCCCTGCTCCATCGCTGCGGACCGACTCGGATGCATTCGGCAAATTCTAGGCCGTGATTTTTCCAATCCTCTCCATCAGATATGCCATGATGACATCCAGTGTGCCGGTCCCATATGCATATTTGCCGGGGAAAACCAAACATTCTGACAAAACGGATGTTAACGGAGACACTGAACCATTGCCTGCTCCGCCAATACTCATTTTTTGAGACGGGCTATACGCTGGGATTGTATAGCCTGTAACTTGTCGGCTGGTCACGGCAGACTGATCTGACCGCTGGTATGCAACTGCATAGGTTCCTGCAGCCTTGTTAGAGCACATAACTACAGCGCAGAATACAGATTGCCCCATATTGTTAGGAGTAAATGCCAGATCGGCCTCGATCCCTCCATTCAGAAAAATCGGGAATGAACCTGCTGACGTTGTACGAATGCCGACGCCATGAGGGGTTGTTTCCTGGGTTGCGATAACCGCTCTGTCCTGTGGCGTAGCCGGAAGCGCCCCACCTGGCAGCTGATAGATGAATGCAAAAGTATTGATGTTTGCGTCCATAACCACCGCCGTATCACCAGCCATGCCGGATGCACCGGAGAAATTAAGCCCCTGCAAAACAGAACCATTCAGCTTTGTGGATGGCTCGAGGGTCTCCAGTGACTTGAAAAGTCCGCCATCTAATCGGTTAGAGATAGCTACTACTTTTGCACCAGACCCCATTTTTAGAAACTCTGTCTTCACTGGTGTCCATACTGATGGGGATAGTTCTGAGATCGCTTTCTCTGCCGCTGTTTGTGAGTACACAGGGAGTAAGGGGTTATTCAGTCCAGTTAGTGTGTAAATCAGTCTCATTTTTTATCCTCAGAAAACGTTAATCCGAAAAGCGGGGAGCCAGTCGTAGAGGGTTACAGATGTATCGTATACCCACGTGATTCCGGCAGAAGATCTTACACACCCTCGTGCGCCCAAGGTCCTACCAGACGGTTTCACAGTAGCCCCACTCTGGATTGCATTTTCGACGGTTGCGTAGGAAACCCGTCCAAAACGGCCAGTAGGAGCAGACGCCAGGTTAATCAATACTCCCTTGCCGTCAGAGCTAATCGCGACGCTCGAAATGGCAGGGGGTGACGCCGATTCATCCGTGTAGCTAAAGCCGTAATTGGCCAGACCGGAGGTGTTGATCGTAGTCGTGTCCAGCACCAGGTTCGTATACGCTGGGACATTGATCTGTATCTGCGTTGGTGAGTTCCACACGAAACTTGTCGGAACCATGCCGTACCAGCCGCTCGTAAACCACTCCTGGATAAGCGCTCTCGCCACAGCTGCTCCGCGCCGGTTCTGGCCCGCACACGTCAAGTGCAGACCGTCTGAAATAAAATCGTACTGGTACAAACTATTGACCAGCCTGAATTGCTCTTTTCCGTGCAATCGCGTCGACGCCAGTCGCGTGTACTGGCCTGTAAATGCACCATGCCCGTCATTGACATACCCCAGCTGGGTAATGGCGATAATCGGCGGTTCGTTTTGACCCGTTCTTGCGATGATGTCGCTGGTGATTTGTCTCTGGTACTGCCTCATCCGTGATTCATACATTCCTTCTCGTAATCCTGACCAGTCCTCGTCGGACTCTCCCTGCATCCAGTCAACGCAGAGAACAATCGGCAGCCAGCCGCGTGCTTTACAGGCCGTTACGCAGTCCTCGATTGAGTCCAGCATGTATTGGTACACGGCATTACCGCGTTTCTGGTACTCGTAAGCCTGTCCAGACTGAGCACAGACGATTGATAGCGTGCGCGGCATGACGCCGGTAGCTGCAGCCATATCGCGAATGAATGTATTCGCAAGCCCAGATGCTGCAGTCTCCTTATCTGTCCCACTTACTGCCTCAACCAGCGGCACCAGAGTAGTGCTGCGTGTCCCTGTGCGCCTAACCCCGCCGCTGAGCATGAAAGCGTTATCAGGATAAACGGGCGTTGCCGCGACAATAGTTTGATCGGCGTCAGGGCAATAACCACGTGCGTTGGACTGCCCAGCAGTTACAAAAATAAAACACACAGGTACTGTCTCTGAGTACGGATATACCGTAGACCCTGACAGATGCAGGCTATACTGAGGGAGCTGGTTGGCATTATCGTCGCCACCGCCACCGCCATTTCCGTTATTAACAGCTACCAGGCCACCGTCTGAGTAAATCCAGTGTTTTCCACCAACTGTATAGGCTTCAACGATCTGTTTTGTGGTTGAATCAACCGTCATCCGCCACACTTTTTCACCGCCGATAAATTGCGGTACCGGTCCCTCAGTCCCGAGCGCATATAGCTCAGCCTCTTGCGGCGTCAGCACTTCGTAATATTTTCCGTCAGGACCGATTTGAATTAATCTGCCGCTTGTATTTAAAAATGGAGCCACGCGGGAAGTCTCCGGATCATATGCTGCCAGGGTCACGCTGTCTGGCGATACCTGGTATCCGTAGTCGTCACGAACCATCCGCCGTCCGGTTGGCTGCAGCGTTCCAGCGAGGTTGATATACTCATCGGCCAGAGAGCTTCCGTCCTGACTGCGGACATAAGTTGTTGAACCTGCAGGAATATTCGCGATATCCGCCTGCGCAGCCTCAATCGTCATGTACTGCTTACTGAGAGGGATCAGGTTCTGCCTGATCTCATCGTTTTTCGCCATCATCTGGCGCCAGGTATCGAGTGGTTCACCGCCGCGATCGTTAATCGTTCCGGCCGGACCGTTCACCAGTTCGTCAGCGCGCTTGACGTTATCCAGGAATATTTCAGGCGTCGTCGTTCCCAAAGGCGGGTTAAGTTCGGCCATGTTTTTTGCTCCAAAAAAGGCGTTCGCTCAAACCCTCGTTTGAGCGAAAAGAGTTAATTAGGGGTTGTTATGGGGTATTACGCGACGTCGCCGGGGTATGTGGCGTCGTCGTACTGGTAGAAAATTTCTTTATATTCAGGTGCAGTAATCTGACAGTTGCTGTCACCTGATGGGGCAACCTCCTGGACTATCCCATGCCGCGCACCCTTTTCACTGTCGCAGAACAATAACTTCGGCGGATCAATATCTGGGTCGTCCATAATCCAGTCTTCCGGATGCAGGTCGTCGTTGTACGGCACCGTCAGCGTGAAATCATCCACCCGTTGCGGCGTGAGCATTCGCGATGATGGTCGACCGTCCTGAAACTGTATCCAGCAGCGAGGATTCGCGTAGCTCCAGTCCAGTGGCTCCGTGACGTGCAGCGTAATTTCCTGGAAGTCGTAAATCATCGCGTCAATCAGGCAACTTTGGGTTTTCCCGGTTGGAATGTCGTCGGACAAAATGATGTGATCACCGAAGTCATGACACCATCCCAGCATTGAAGTCGTAGCCGTATACGTTCGGCGTTGGTGGAGATATTTCATTACCCGACGCATCCCGATACGCCAGGCGCGATCTGCAGTCATGGCAACATCAATGGTATATGCCTCCGTTTTGCGCGGAAAAGGATTTTCCGGCGTCCGGCACTGTACGGTTTCCTCCGCCCAGGTCACAGGGTTGATATATTTCACATCCACGCCATCAAAATCATCCTCCGACGGGACCCTGAATGACGTCTGCATTTCCTCCACGGTATCCTGAGGAGTAATGATCCCTGTCCAGCTTTTGACGCCCTCTCTCCCGACAGAAAGCAACCCGTCAGACAGCAGAAAATACCCCATGCCAGCCTCGGCTATTTTGTCGAAAATATCCTTTGCTGACGTGCTGTCACTGCTTGCCTGGTGATCAAAATATTCTCCCCTTGGCGTCCAGTAGGTCGCCTCCAGCGTACTGAGTGCCGCAATGTCGATCTGGTCGTCGCGATATCCCAGACTGCGGGCAAGATGCAGGAACGCACCGCTGATTGTCCTGTCACCACCGCCATCATAATTCCGCGTGGCGACAACACTCACACGCTTGTCTGACTGCGCCGCCAGCTGGCCGCCGGTTTCAACCGTGATCCCTATTGTTGATATCCCAGCGTAGGAGGTCGGACGGGAAAGCAAACGACCTCTGAGCGCCTGCCAGAACATGCTGTCTCTCGCGTTGTTGCTCCCCTGCTCGTTACGGCGGCGGCATCGAACCTCCACCAGCCCGGGAGAGGACAGATCAAAACGCTCTGTAAAACCGAGGCCATTAATGTTTTTAAGCGCGTAAACCCCTGGCTTACTCGTCCACCCTGATCCGGAACCATAAACGCGATACTGGATTTCATACTCGACATTGCGGACCCGCTTATTCCCGTTGTTCTGGAACCCGCAAATTCCGTTTGGGAAAGCAAAGTTGACCTCGAAGGCGTCCACAACTTCATTTTGCGGGCAGGCCAGAAAGGGGCCTAGCCAGGTTTCATTATCGTTAATACCAGACGCGGCAAAATCCACGACGGTACGGTTCATAAAGCCTGACCAGGTGCTGTCGATGACACCGTTAACCACACGCTGTACGGTCGCAGAGGGGCCATCAGTAGACGCTATCTGGTATTCGTTGCCACGGTGCGCCAGGGAAATCCGCTGGGTGCCTTCCGGCAATCCGGAAAAGGCAGTGCCAGAATCGTATGCCAGCGTGACGCTGGCTGTTACCGCAGGGCTTCCGCCGCTGGAGGCTGCACCAGCAGTAAATACCGGGCTGTCACCAAATACTGACGCAGGCAGGAAAGATGACGTAATGGAACCGCCACGCCAGGGGCTGGAGATCTCGACGATACGTATCACGCCGCCATCATCCTGAGCAATGAGCCCCGAACCATTCAACCCGCCATTAATCGCTGCGAGCAAGCCAGACATTGTGCCGTAGTTGGCGACCAGAGATATGGTATAGGTGATACCCTGCCAGGTCAGAGCAAAGGTCTGGCTGGTTGTCGTAAAGTCATACGTTGACGGCGACGCACTTGCGCGTAATACCGCAGTCGCTCCCCCTGTTCCCGGAACGGCGTCCTGGTGAGGGGTATACGTGGCGATCTGCAGGTCATAGTCAGTACCGTTAAACGTTAGGGTGACAGGCATTCCGCTGAATGGCGCAATCTCTGACACGACGTCGCCTGTCAGCACGTTAAAACCGCCCTCGATGGATACCTGATAATTCACTGGCGCTTTCAGGGTGACAATTGCACCGGCGATCCAGCCAGGAGGAAGTTTGTTCTCATCCTCGTCTTCATCATTATCATCATCGACATCGAGGCCAGAAAACGAGACAGAGGCACCGCTGACGGTCATGGCATCAGCAACGATATCACTGGCTTCAGGGGCAGTCTGAGCCATATCGAGGCCACTGCCGCTCGACGTTCCCCCAACTTCCGTTGAGTTGAACCATATCTCACTGCGACGATCCCCGGCCACATTATCGCCAGGCCCATAGCTGGTATATGAAAAGCCCTCGCCTAAGGTCAGCGCCGGAGTTTCTCCTACCCGAAAATCCCCACCGGTATAGGAGAAACGCCCATATCCAAGGCAGACAAACATTTCGACCGTCATTCTGGTTGGATCAGCGGGGTCGAATCGCGTTACCGGCTGTACCAGGTAATCCGGGTAGATCCGGTTTCGCCCGAAAGCCTCCCTAACGGGATCGCCAAGCTTCGCTGTGTTGGCTTTAGCCGGATTCAGATCCAGCGATGAAGCGTTACTGGATGAAAAGCCGCCCAGCTCTGGTTTAGGGGCAAAGAATAATGCATAGGCCGTAGACGCAATGGATACGGCCACCGAAACCCACGCGGCAATTTCAAGACCCGTGCCATACGGAATGGGATATATCCGCACGTCGCTGTCTGGCCGCAACAAACATAACGGCCATTCCGCCGGGGGGACTGCCTGGCCGTTCAGCTCGATCACGACAGGATGAGTTTTATCCTGTGAATAGCTCGGGACATTTCTGCTCATCCACTCATGCAGCGTCAGCACACCATGCTCGTGCGTTTCAAGGGGTTCACCCGGAAGCCGGGACGGGTAAAACTTTATCGTCATTGCCAGAACTCCACGCGGTTAAAGCGACGGATAAATCGCGACAGTGGCAGAAACGTAACCCCCGAGCCTGGATTGCATTCCGCGACCTGCAGCTGGTTATCGAGCATTACAACGATCCCGACATGGGAAACTGTTGAGCCCGAATAGCAAGCCACTCCGGCACCTTCACAGGGTTCACAACGTTTCAGCGAAAGCATCAGCTTTCTCGCTTCCCGGTCGAGGCCCCCGCCGTCTTTGGTCACACCTGCTAAATCCGGCCATTCAGGTAGCCCCAGGTCGCGACGTATCTCATTTACAATGCCGAAGCAGTCGAGTAGCGGGTAGGCTCTACCGCCCTTCTGCCATTTAACAGAACGGTATTTATCAGGGTTGAACATATTTGCCTCAGATTAGTAACGTAAGCCCGGATGCTCGGCGAGGTTGTAACGTTTACGGGGCCAGGCTGTTTTGAGGACATTCATATAGCCTGCCGTGACCTGAACTGCTGTCGGGGTCCAGGAGCCGGATTTGATATCGAGCGTATACGGTGATGATGCCGGAGCAGACAGATCGGATGAAATGTACCGCCGGAATGTCAGCGTGGCTGATTTCATTTCATCCAGAATTTTATCGATCGCCTCTGAAACCCGTCCGTCAATATTGCTGATAGCAAACTTTAAATCCTGTGTCCCGTCGGCGTTCCTGGCTGGTAAGGCGATATCTATCGCGCTGGCCTCAAACGTCACCGGCTGACCATATTCCAGAGTCACTGAAACGTCATCCCAGCCACTGGTTAGCCAGTAGTTATCATCTCCTGCCGATATCTGCAGCGTATCGTGAATAACCTCCGATCCGCTGCTGGCATATAGCCGCTCAAGAATTGTCATGCTTCGGCCACTCTCTGTTTAGCGCAATATCAAGTAACGACTGGCCCGCCAGCCATTCCGGGTAATTTCCCCAGCCTGAAGGCGGTAACGGGCGCTCCCATAATTCCAGCGTTGCGCTGTACTGCCAGTATTTTGGCGCGACCAGCGTCGGCCCTTCGTAAATATCCACGAACCTGGCTTTATAGGGCTTTACCCCGACTGGAGTCTGGAGTTTCAGATAGAACCAGGACTGGCCATCTTTAAGCGCATCCCTGAAAAACGCCTCAAATACCTGCGCCAGAGCATCAGTTTTAAAAATCCATTTAACTGATGCCTGGGTGGGTGTTGAGGTATATCGCCTTCGTTGTTGAGCACGACCGGACGTCATCTCCGTTCGCAGTAAAGGTGATATGGGCTTAAACCCGTACCCGTCCATAAGCGGCATGGGCAGGTATTCATCCGGGTAGAAAATATCTGCCATGAATATTCCCTCCGGGCAGGTCTATCTTGGTTTTTTAGATTGGAGATTTGAATAAATAGCCCGACCGAATTTCTTCTGGGGGTTATTTACTTCGGCGGTTAAGGTGTTAACTATCCGCTGTTCCAGAGCGTCATTCCTTCGCTCAATTGCCTGCATCGTTATGTCATCCGGTTTACCGGTGAACGTACTTCTGGCATCTACGCTGACAGCAATTCGTGGCTGTGCCTGGATCTGGTTAGCAGCGTTCTGTACCGCCGGCGATTCCCACCCAACAGCTTTGACCCCCAGCGAACCATCAGCGCCACGGGTAAGCGGCATGATGGCTTCCGGCCCGGCCTCGCCGAATACACCCGCCCCTTTCGCAAACGCAAAATATTGGGGAGTGCTGTAAACACCATTGCTGTAGGCAGAAAGTGACGGAGAATCGTAAACGCCTCCGAGAGCGTTAAATGAAAAATTAGCTCCCGCGCTTTGAATAGCGGTACCACTACTTGCCGCACCGCTGGCACCGCCAAAAAGACTACCGAACAACCCACCCGCTCCGCCGCCAAATGACGCCATAATTGCTTTGGTGATTAACGCCTGTGTTGCCATCTGGATCAGCGTCTTAATCACCGTTTCGCCCAGGGAAGAGAAAATATTAGACATCCCATCTTTAAAAGAAGCAGCGCCTGTCAGGACGTTTGTCAGGTTGTTGGAGATAGAGTTTGTGGTGGCATCCAGAATCTCGCTGGTTGCAGTGGCAGCCATTGAACTCAGTTCAGAAGCCTGATCGGCATAGTTCATCAGGGAATCGCTGATCCCAGCGCGCCAGTCTGACTGCTGTTCATCGGTTTTTTTGTAGTAGTCCTCCTGAATCGCCAGCCGTTCAGCAAGTGCAGCCTGCAGTGCTTCCGTTTGCTCTTTGTACAGGTCCTCAGAAATTTCCCCTCGACTGAAATCCCGCTGCAGGTCCCGCTGCTGTTTGAGAAAATCAGTGCGAATATCTGCCATTTCCTTCATGCGGTCGCGGGCCTTTCCCCCCATCCCGGCACCAAGAAAATCAATATTCCCCCTGTCACGCGCAGCAGCATTACTATCAGCCAGCCCATCACGGAACGTTTTTAACTGTTCAGCAATGTTTTTCTGATCGATAAGCGCAGCATTATGCAGAATAGTTTCTTTTTTAGCTCGATCGAGTGAGGCTAACTCCCCCTGAACTATCTGATATTTTATTTTTGCCAGTTCATTGCTTTGTCCGGCGAGTGCAATCTGTTCTTCTTGTTGTTTAACAATACGGGTATATGCATCTTCATTTTTTTCTACCTCTGACTTTCCGCGAGGTTTTTTTTGCGATTCGTTAAGTTTAAAGTCTGTAGCAGCATTACCTTGAATAGCTGCGATCTGCTCATCCTGCCCAGGTAAAATATTACCTTTATTATCAGTTCTAACCGCTCCCTGTTTGATGGCATCTTGAAGAGCTTTAAGCTTGGCCCGCTCTACACCTTCTTTCTGAGAGAGGGCTATGCTCTCCTTCTGTTGCTTTATAAAATTATCGTAAGCTGTATTGGTTTGGGGTGCTGGGGGCTGGCCGTTCCCAGAACGCTTTTTTAATTCGTCCATGAATTGAATGGTAACTGACAGCGATGTTGCCATTGCTTCATTAACATTCAGCGCACCAATTATCGAACTTTTTATTTTGTCAAAAGCGACTGCCGATGCCTGAACTTTTGAGGCTAACTCAGTTTGTAACTTATTTTGCGCATCTACAGCATTGTTTAATTGAGATGTAGTATCAGCAATATCTCGGGATATTTTATTATATTCCCGCTGATATTTAGCAGCGTTCTGTACGTAACCATTATTTTGATCATTCTGAACGCCCATCTGTCGAGCGAGAGACGTATATTTCTGAACTTCAGCAGCGGCCTCGGCTTGAGCATCCCTCAAGTCTTCCAGCTTATCTTTGAGCGCGTCAATGGATTCACCAGAATCAGCAATAGAGCCTCTGATTTGAATTTCGCTCATGGCTTTCGCCTTTTCCACCACCTCATCAAGGGTGGAGGCATACTGTATCGCAGACTGACGCGCCTGTTCCTGGTTCTGATACCATGTATACCAGGCACCTGCACCCAGCATCAAAATCCCTGGAATGCCACCAAAGAGGGATGATACGCCAGCCCATGCGGTTCTCGTTACAGAGGTGAGCGCATTAAGCCGCTGATTTGCTATTGACAGCTCATTGACCGTGGCGGTTTCCGCTTTATTCGCTTTGACCATCTCCATTGAGTTTCTTGCAAGCAGTGTCCTGATGGATGCGCGTTGTTTTTCCGTCTGCGCCAGTTCAAGTTGAGCCACTAGTGAGCGCTGATTAGACAGAAGTAACGATTTTTCCGTTTCAATCTGAACAAGTGAGGCGTTTGCTCCTTCGATTTTAGCCGCAGTGCTGGAAATTTCCGCCCCTCTGGCCCTAATTAGCTCTTCGGTGTGTGATTTCAGTTGAAGCGTCCAGTTTCCCAGAAACCGGGTCACGCCCACAGCCGTCAACGCTCCTGCAGCCATTGCTACGGTATCAATGTTCTCAGCCAGTGAATCAAGACCACCAGCAAGCACAGCGGAGGCACCGTAGGCATCATTTGTACCGCCCACCCAGGCCATAAAGGCGTTTTCAACCTTTTGAGTCGAGGCTGATACTGTTTTTGGCATTGCATCAAATTCAGCCTGCATCACCCGTAACCGAGCGGTAATAGCCGGAACCACTTTATCTATTGTCAACAGTCCGTTATCAGCCATCGCCTTGAGGTCTTTGCGGGCAACGCCCATACCTGCCGCTAAGGCACGGATGATCCGATCACCGTTTTCGTTAACAGAGTTGAACTCCTCCCCGCGCAATACCCCCTGCGCCAGCGCCTGGCTGAACTGTGTGATAACTGAACTGGCCTCTGACGTGCTGGCCCCGGATAATTTAAGGCCCATGCTGATAGCCTCGGTGACTTTCAGTACATCGCCAGAGGAATAGCCAAACTCACGCATGGATGCTGCCGAACGAGAAAATAAACCTGCGTTATCACTGAACGCTGTCCCTGTTTTCTGGCTGATATCCATAAGTAATCGTTGGGAATTGGAGAAATCATCGGTTGATGTTGACGCCTGTTTTAGACGTGCATTCACAGAACTCCACTCATCAGCAAGAGCGATAAGGTGCCCGGTCGCAAAAACTCCGGCAAACGCACCAGCCATACCCATAGCTGCACTTTTAGTTTCTGATAATTGTGCAGATACTTCGGCTAGCGCCTGTCTTGTCTCGCGTGCGGAAACAGCCGCCTGCCGCCCACCCCGTTGCATTGTCTTATAATAATCGGACCCCATGCGAGATGCGCGAGCGATCTCGGTCTGAAAGGACTGAGAATTAGCTGAAACTTTTATAATTAATTCGCGAAGGGTTGCCATTGCTATTCCTCTAAAAAAAAAGCCCCGCTTACGCGAGGCTCTTAATCTAATTTGTTAGTTTAATCAATCATTCATCCTGACCGCATACCTTATAATACAAATCCAAATCAGACCCAATGAGGGTCTTGTATATCTTCTTATCATCAATGGTATAGTTTACGCCTTTAGAGAAAAAACCTTTCGATTTCATTGTTAATGCCAGCTGAAACTTTGAATAACCAGCATAGGCTCCGAAACTATTTTTTGAATTTATTTCCCCACAAACAAATCCGCCAACCAGTCCATCTTTTTCACCTGCTTTTACAAACCTTAGATAGCGAAACTTTGCACTATCTGGATCTTTCATGTCAGCAGCAACTTCCTTTTTGGCAATATCTATTGCTTTTTCGTCGCTGGGTTTACATCCTGCCAGAAATATAATGGATAATGCCAAAACTATTAATTTTTTCACACAGCGCCCCTATTGGTAAGGATATGGGTAAATCCTACCATTGGTTATGTAAAACTTCAGCTATCATTGTTTGTTCAAGCTGATGCTGCGAGCAAAGCGGCTTCTAAGCCTTAAAAAGGATCACTGTTGTTAGTCCCCGTGTATCGATGAAAGCCCACCTGAGTGAGCTATCTCAAAAACCACGGATTTGAGGGTGTCACGCCTCAAATCCAGGCAGATACATTTGAACCTCATCAACCACACGGGTGCGAGCTGCAAAGAGTAGGCGTTTCCGTCCTCCCGCCCCCCATTTGCCCATACGGCTTGCACACTGGCTCACTTCCTTGGTTTCAGTGTTTATCACATGGTCAATTTTATTTAAGCGGGCCATAGCATCAAAGCCCTGTCGAACAAGAGACTGAAAGGTTTGGTAAACCCGGATCTCAAACTCAGCACTGAGCCATGCGGCATAGCGTATTGCAACAATTTCCAGGGCCCATACACCTTGGTTTACGCCGCCGTTAATAACCTTAACTGGTTGATTTTCTTCCAGAGTGCATTTTTGCATTCTGGCTAAGGTTTGAACGAAATCTTTAACCTTTTTGGAGCGAAGGAACTGACTTGGTCCCTGATTTTCTTTGGCCTGACCACTGCCTACAGCGGAGGCGTGCAGGTCATTCAGACTGTAACGTCCATAGTCATCAACACGAACTGAAACGCCGTTTACTGATACGGTTGGATATTTCATCGTATTTACCTTTCTGTGGTGCGAGCCTGTTCGCGTAGACATGGGCAGCCAAGAGCGGAACGATGATAACCACCGCCCTGTCTCAGACTCACACTACGGAAAGCTCTTGCTGGAAGATGCGCACGCGAATGCGCTTTAAATTGCAGATATAGAAAAGCCCCACGGTGAAGCGAGGCTGGAGATAATTCGATTTTATTCCGAAGCGGCGAGCAAAGCGGCTTCTAACCCGGCAAATGGATCGCCGCTGTCGCTTGCCTCATCTTCTTCTGTACTCCACTGAAGCTGAGCCTCTTCAATGGTGACTTTACCGCCCTGCGCCCCGTAAACCGCTGATACCAGCTGAGCATTGAGAATATCGCCACGGATATCACCGATCGGGCTGATACGATCATATTCAGCCCACATCCTGAATTCGCCGACCGTCATGGTTTGTCGCAGTTCGCCCAGCGTGCGGCCCATCCGGAGCGCCAGCGCCATCAGGAACTGCATGCCAGGCATTTTTACTTTGCTTTAGCATCATCCGCGTCACGAATGAGATCGAGTGCCTGCTTCAACAGCCGCGAATGCACAGGGCCATAGATCGCTTCAACCTGTTCGGTGTCATCGACAGTAAAAACGGACTGCAGGTCGGTATCCAGCAAAATATCGATGAAAAGCGTGACATCAGCCCGCATCGTGCGGAAGGCTCGTTCTGAAGGGGTCAGTTCCGGTGCCTCCTGGGGATCCTGCCCTTCCAGTGGTTTGGGTGGTTCAGGGCTGGCAATGCCCTGCCAGCGAATCCAGGCTTCTGCTGATGGCTCACGAATGATGACTTTGGCGTTATCCCACTCCGGAACGATGACTTCTTTTTTACGAAAGCCCGCCATCGGGGCCAGTGCCAGTGCTTTAAGACTCAGTTTTGACATTAAGTTTATCGCCGGTTTCCCGGCGCTCCATTAACTGATGGTGACGGTGAGATCAGCAGAGGTGATAACGGTGCCATCGGCATCAGTAACCACGCAGGAATAAACCCCGGCATCACCGGATACAGCGCTGGCTTTCGTAAACGTTGCGCTGGTCTGGCCGCTGACCGTCGAGGCACCCTTTTTCCAGACGTAGGTATAAGGTGCCGTACCACCCTGGACGACCACGCCCATAGTCAGGGCGCTTCCTGCCGCGACCGTTTGGGACGCCGGAAGGTCAGTAGCAAAAGACAGGACTCCTGGGGCATTAATATTGGTGGGTTTGCCTTTCAGACGCAGCGAGAACGTTGCAGCAACAACACCGTTGGTTTGAGAATCCCAGGTGTGCTGACGTACCTCAGCGCGCATCAGGAATCCATTACCAGACGGGAAAATAACCTTAAATCCATAAACCCCGTCGTTATCGTATGCTGCACGAAGTGCATCCTGCGCCGGATTGCGGTAGAAGTTACCGGAAAGTGACATTTCAGACGGAGCCGGAAGGCCGTTGATATTTTCCGTTTCATCCGAACACAGCACTGTCACGTCAATATCGTTTTTCTGACCAGCGGTAAAGCTGGCCTGTTTGATAGTGCAACTCAGGTTTAACCAGGTTGCCGTATCCAGCTCTGCCGCGGTGACCGGCACAGAGGTAATCATTACAACCGTTTTTTGGGCACGTTCAAATAGTGCTGACATCGCAGCCTCCATAAATGAAAAAACCGCCAGCGGCGGTCGGATTGGATTGGTTTTTGTCAGGCAATAACCGTTATTTCGAGGGTTGCCCGATGAAGATGGGTTGTCGTGTCGTAGCCAGGAATTTTTGTCACCTCGACAGGTGAAAGCACCTGCAGGCGAGCCAGGGCATCCAGGCGTATCGCCCGGGCTTCGTCATTCGTTTCAGCCCATACATCAACCTGAATGCGCAGTGTCGACTCTGCCTGGCCGCAGAAAACATCCCCGGCAACATCAGTCGGTATCGAGAAAATGACATAGGGAGTGGAAACTGCAGGAAGTCCGTCGCTGCCCAGCGATACTACATACGGATAAACCCGCCCGTCTGCCAGCGACGACAGCAGGTCATAGAGATCATCCTCTGTCATTTTGATAACACCTCATCGATAGCCTGATTCATCCGCTGCATCGCCACCTGCGCAGCCTCTTCCATGCGGGTATCAAAGGCAGGACGAACAAACGGATGTGCTGGCGCCGTAGATGTTCCCAGCTCCACGAAGCGCCAGTAAAACGCATTCCGCTTGTTGCTGGCCTTCATGGTGTTGTCGCTGTTCCCCGTTCGCGGGTTAACGCCACGAATATGCACCCCCGACGAGATTTCACCTCGACGGCGGCTTTTCTGGGTGACGACAACAACGTTTTTCTTCAGCTTCCCGGTTTGCTCAGGAGCCCTGTCAATCACTTCCTGCCGGAGGACTTCAGCCCCGGCGCGGGTCGAATCCCGGAGGACTTTGCTGTTTTCGGCTTTGCTGAGGGTTTGCAGGTCTCGGGCGATATCCTCTAAGCCGGAAAAATCCAGATTCACATCAATCATTTTTCGGTCCCCTGTTTGCAAAGAATTTCCAGCCGGATACCTTTGCCATCTGGCACCGGAGGCCCGGTGACATTCAATGTCACTCCTTTGTAGGGGCCATTCAGGACAAGAAGCCGCGATGATGCCGAAATATCTTTGCGATATCGAACCCATACACGAATGGTAGCATCCGCCCTTTCTGCTCCTGCTGTCAGGCTCTCTCGCCCACTGATTCCCTTAACCTCTGCCCAGATAGTGGCGCCGTCAGACCACTCTTCTGTTGGCTGACCACTCGGTGTTCGTGTAGTAATAAAATTACGGATGGTGATCCGATGCCGCATTGGTCCAATTTTCATCATCCCCTCCGGCTAAACACCCATTTGAATTCGCCAGGGATTCAGCAACCAGCGTGCGGGTCCTGGAATATCAGGACTCAGATCATCCCCGCGGTTTTCATACAACCAGCCCACGATAAGAAGAACCGCGCTCTGAATGGAGGGCGTGATGATAAGAGGACGATCGCCAGCGCTTTCATTCTCAACAGCACTATCCAGAGCAGCCTGGTCAGCGAAAAAGCGTCGGTTGAGAAACTGCATTGCAGCATCCTCCGCAGCGGCAAGATACCCCTCCACCATCGTTTTATCGATTTCATCATCCAGCCTGAGATGTTCCATGGCTGTTTCAGTATTGATTACCGTCATAACCATTACCCTTTGGTTTCGGGGGCGCGGTTCATTTTGTTATCAGGGACTTCACCAACTATGGTCACCAGCCCGTTACCTTTGAGCTCGGCAGCACGTAAGCGAGAGACGTGAAACGGATCATCAGCTGGCATCCTGAAAATGTCGCCATCCATAAAACGCCTGACAGGCTGAACCTGAATAGTCCCGGACTCTGTGGGTTCTGGCGCCGCATTTATGCCGTCGGATACAGACGGTTCAGCCACATTTTTTCTGGCCATCACTATCTCCTCAGAAAGAGAGGGCCGCTAAGCGGCCCTGAATTGTCAGCCGCCAGAAGCGGTTACCGTACCGGTGACAAATGCTTCCGGACGATAAACCGCTAACGCCAGACGCTCTTCCGCACGAATGGTGACCATGTTTTTAATAAAGTCATCTTCGTTCTCAGTGGAGAGCAGCACTTCGATATCCATGCGGTCGAAGATTTGCGCAGCCATGTTGAAGGCACCAGTCAGGAAGTTGTTCTGCGCCATGGCCTGTGTTTCCACAACAGGGAGACCCCAGATACGAGGAACACCACTATTGACCGGCTGCGCGATGATATAGCGACCTTCGTTATCTTTGGTCAGCTCGATGCCTGCCCAGTCAATCGGGTTCAGGACAAAACCAGACGCCGGATATTCCGCAAGAACGGCCTGCAGAACAGCCAGGCGAAGACGGTCGATCGGCGTGGCATTGGACAGGGTTAGGGCTGGTGCAAATTCTGTTGCCTGCGGCAGGATACCGAGGATATTCGCACCGGTGCCATCGCCGCTCAGCAGTTGCTGCTCTTCTTTGAAACGAAGACCATACTGAGCGCGGCCATTGATATAGCTGGCCAGACCGGGCGCATCGTCCAGGATCTGACGGGACGCTTTAAAGTAATGCGCAATAGTACGAACCGGCGCACTTTTCAGATCAAACTGAATGTCTGATTTTGGTTTCAGGGCACCTTCCGCCACAGCTGCAGCATTATTGGTAAACCCCGTTTCCTGAACGAATTCAATACCGTTAGATGCGGTAGTGCCAGGGATAAGCAGATTACGGATGGTCAGAGTGCGTTCCGGCGGGGCGATAATGCCCTGAACACGATCAGAGACCACAAGGCTGTTGGTTGGGCTCACGCCTGTGCCCGTAGTGGCCGGCACGTTCATAATATCTTTCTGTTCCAGTTTGACGCGGATGCTCTTACGGGCCGAACTGTCCATACCTTTGAACTCTTCACTTTCGACCACCAGCTCACCGAGCGATTTTCGCTGTGCAGGTGCATCGTTCGGGCGGCGTGCACCTTTTTGCTCCAGCTCAGTGAGACGTTCTTTCAGCTCGTTCATCTGGTTAAGGCTTTCGTCCGTTCGTTGTTTCAGTTCCAGCGAAACGGTTTCTCCTGCCTCCATTTTTTTCTTCACGTCTTCGCCAAAGTTTTTGACCTGATCAATCACCATGGTGAGCTGATTAGAGATTTCGCCAATACTTTGTGGCTGATCATCAGCCGATTTTTTCTGGTACATATAAATCCCTTAGAGAATTTTTGGGAGAGAAAACTGGCTCAGTTGCTGGCGCATCGCCGCAATAGCCGCTTTGGTTTCGCCGTCTTCGCCCCCGGACTCACTCCGGTCAAGCAGATAGGACAGTCCGCGGGAGGCGACCGCAGCGGACTGACTTTTCGAGAAACCTGCCTCTCGCAGGAACTTCTCAAATTCGGGTAAGGAAGGAAGATCACCGTGTGATAATTTCGACTTAATGACGTCGATGCGGGCATCGTCGTTGGCCGGTACGGTAACGATGGAGATTTCCACCAGATCGAGCTTCGTTAATGTGCGGATCCGGGTTTTCTCATCATAATTCGACTCCCGTACGTAATAGCCAATGGAAAGGCCTGTAATGGCACGGGTTTTCATACCCCGCCAGGCAGTTTTAGCGTAGGCAGCGTCGTCAAGCCACAAAGCGCCTTCACCAAAAAGCCCATGTTTATCTTCTTTCAGGGTCGAGATATCCCAGTTCCCGATGGGTTCGCCGGTGCGATGCTGCCAGAGAACAGGGAACGTTCTCCCCTTCGCCCGTGTTTCCTCAATGCTTTCAAGGAATGCGCCCGGCGCCACGACTTCGTTGTAGCTATCCACCACATCGAAAACAGAACCGTATCCAGAAAAAAGGCCGTCATCGTTGACAGCCTTAATATCGAAGTCGAATGCCTTTACTTTCATGGCTGCGTTTTTCCGGTACATTCCGGCGTCTCCTCTGATTTAATGCCAAGCCATTCCCGCAGTGCGTTTTTGGCTGATTCACTGTCGCCGGACTTGCCAAGCTGATCTATCGGCAGCAGGTTGGATTGAACGGTTAGTTGGTCAGCGCCAGGTTTTGGCTGAAGGTTTTCTTTTTGCCGTGCTTCATTGCGGGTCATCAGACCGTTCTGGGTCATCGTTGAGTAAAAAGCTGCACGGGCGGCGCTGTCAGCACGTAAGAGACCTTCGATGGAAAACTCTGCGAAGTACTTATTTCTTTCTCCCGGAGCCAGGAGACTTTTACGAATCGCCTGCTCAATACGGGTCAGCCATGGACGAAGTGAAAACGTTAAAAAGCCAATCAGCATCTGTTCGACGCCACTTCCCCACATCGTCTGCCCCTGGGCGGTATGTCCAATCAACCCCGGCCATACTCTGAACCACCGACAAATCTCTTCGATATTGAAGGCTCTGGACTGCAGCATCTGGGCGTCTTCCGGGTTGAGGTCAACAGGCTGAAACTTCATTCCCGCTTCAAGAACCATCATTTTCCCGGTATTCATGGATCCAGAAAATTGTTCAACCATGCTTTCACGTACTTCATTGCGCTGCTCTTTTTTCAGGATCTGATCCATTGAGAGAACGCCGCTGGGCCGCATACCGTTTTTAAAAACTTTGGCGCTGGCTTCATCTGTTGCCATTGCCAGACCAAGTGTCTGTCGGGCATAACTGACAGGTGACAGGCCCATGACACCATTGGTGCTGAACGCACGGATGTGCATGATGTCCCGTTCATCAATGTTTCGGGATGTACCTGAAGGCCAGTCACGGTAGGTATAAATTGGATCTCCGCTCTTGCTTAAATCAACCTTCATCCTTTCTGGCCTGAGAGGCACCAGCGAGGTAATACGCTTTCCGGTTCGATCGATTTCTGCATAAGCATTCCCCCACAAAAGCAGGCTGGCCATGATCATTTCCCAGAACTCCACTGCAGTCATATCAGCATTGGGTTGATTATGGAGGAGCTCATAAAGCGGGTGATCATTTGCATTCTGGCGACCGTCAGCCGTTTTTTCGTAAAAACCAACAGGCAACGTCGCGATGGTTTCGGATAACAGCCTTACACATGACCACACTGCCGATAACTGCAGGGCTTTATCAACCGTAACGGATTTCCCTGCTGCTGACTGCCCACCAGCATAAGCAGCCCAGAATTCACCGTCGGTAAGGGAGATGGGTACGCCGAGCCACCGGCGAACAGCGCTTTTTATCCGGCCTGGCTTCTTCTCTTTATTCATGGTGACTCACACAATGATGGGATTACTGAAAAAGTCGTCGATATCGCCAGAATCATCCTCATAGCCTTCGGAGGCACCGATTGCCATAGCGCCCGCTACAATGCCGTCGATACGCCCGGTACTTTTTTTCTTGGCAAAAATCCGGTTTTCTTTCTGATCAGCCTCCGTCACAGCTGAAGCCGCATTCCAGCGAAGACAAGGGTTCGTCCTGATGATAATGACACTGTCATCAAGCAACTCTTCAAACAATTCGATGGAGTGAGGCATCCACAGCCCGGAATCTTTCGCTTTGTAATACCCTTGCCCATGAGGGATTAAGGGAACAGAAACAGATGCTTCCTCAAGCTCCGGCTCAAGATATTTAATGCGATACTGGTCGAAGGCGATGGCCTTGATATCAAACTTCTCCGTCAGATCGGCAATACGCTGGGCAACAAAGCCGTATTTCACCGCTTTGCCTGGAGTAGTGTGGATGTGACCATCGCGCTCCCAGGCGTCATAAGGCACCCGGTCCGTTTTAGCCCGTTCGAGCAAGGTATCTTTGGGTGTCCAGAACTCCACCAGCAACTTGCGTTGTTTTGGAAAAAACAGCGCCAGGGCAGTCAAATCACGGGATCCGGACAAGTCCAGGCCACCGTAGCATTCCTCACCCTCCAGCTCATCTGGATCAAAGTTTTCCTCACATCCCATCCAGACATCACTGCTCATCCACGGGTTAGCCGCGTCAACCCACTGACAGAAGTTGAGACGCCTGACAATACTCTCTTTCGAAGGCATCCCCCGGGCCTGAGTCACCTGCTCACGAAGATAGCTTTCTTCAAAGGTGTGACCCAAGGAGGGATTAGCCTTTTTCCAGCAGGACTCATCCTTGAAAGGATCGTCACCTTCATCCAGTGAACAAATAAAGGCGAAAAAACTGTCATCTTCTATAGAACCGGCAGATACCTTTCTACCGTATTCGTGATAGTCATAGCAGACGCTGGTTTTATCGTGTCCACTGTTGGTGATCATAAAAATGAGTGCCTGCCGGCGACCTTTAGTGCCGGCGCGCATCATTTCAACAACCTGATTGCTTTTATGCTCGTGAACTTCATCAATAAGAGCGCAATGTGGTCGTGGACCCGACTGTCCGTCATCTGAACTAATTGGGCGAAAGAATGAACCAGCCTGAAGAAAAGCCAGGTTCCACTCTTTTCCGGCGCCGCCAGATTTCTGTATGCGTGCGGAAAGAGCCGGAGACTGATCGACCATCGCCACCGCATCACGAAAGAGGACCATTGCCTGGTCTTTTTTCGTAGCAGCAGCATAAACTTCAGCACGAGGTTCTTTATCCGCAGTGAGACAGTAAAGACCTATCCCGGCAGAAAGGGGGGATTTGCCAGAACCTTTTCCTGATTCCACGTAGACCATTCGGAACCGGCGAAAACCTCTGGCATTTTTCCAGCCAAAAATCGAACCGACGATGAAACACTGCCATGGAAGCAGAACAAAAGGCGCACCTTCAAAATCGCCCCCGTTGAGCTTGAGGACTTTCGCAAAATAATCAATGGAGCGCTGTGCTGCCTCAACATCCCAATGGAGCCCTCGTGCATGGCAAGATTCAAGATCCCTGAGATGTCTCTGGCAGGCATTTCGAATGTCAGGACCGGCCAGTTCTTTTCCAGAGGTTACATCCTTTGCATACTGCGTTGCCGGATCAACCGAAGAACTTGTCGAGCGTGTCTTCTTCGGGGGTTTCGCCATTCACTTTCACCTTCGTCCTTGCCGCTGGTGTCAGACCGAATTCAACCAGGTAACTTTTAAAACGACGGTCGGCATCAGCCAGCATTGAAACTGCCGGGTTGGCCTTTATCAGAAAACCACCCTCGGTCTGGACGGTATAAGTTCTGCCCTCTACAGCGATGGTGTCGCGCAGTTGCAGGATATCGGCATAAATATCGCAAAGCCTTTCAAGCGCCAAAGTATCTGCAACGGTGAGAACACCCATACCATCGAGAAGCACAGTCAGCCGACCCCATGCCACCTTACCCCAGTCGGTAAGATGAGCTGGGGGGCCTGGAATTTCTTTAGCTGGCGTGGGTTCTTTATCGTTGAGTTTTCGTTTGCCCGGGTTGCCGGTAACCACTTTGAGGTGGGTCGGTTTCGGGCGTCGTCCTGCCATCGGAACCTCCCGGAAAAAAACTTTTCATTTCGCGGTTGTGCACAAAAAGGACTGGCGGCGGTCATTTGGGTTCGAGGTTCTGAACTTTTGACCCGCCCCTCCCCCCTCAGATGAGAATCGACATCATTTGAATGATAATGATTTCAAATGACAATCAATTCTGAGATATATTGATAATGGTTATCACTTAAACCAATGAGAAGCCGGGTCCAGTGGCATCCCGTTTTCATCGCAGCCGATCACGGTGCCACGCTTCTCCATTCGCTGCTTCGTTGAGTCGTGGTGCTGCTTACACAGCCCTTGCCAGTTCTTCCGGCTCCAGAAAAGCTTTTGAGCTTTTGCTATTGCCTGGCTGTCGCCAGAGCGCACAGCCTCTTTCAGTTTGTGCGGGATGATGTGGTCAACCACCGTTGCCGCTGTCACCCTGCCTTGCTCCTGGCACATGATGCATAAGGGGTGTGCACGAAGGAAGATAAGACGCTCACGGTCCCATTTGCTGCCGTAAATACGAGGTTCGCTACTCTTATTGGAATACATTAATTCGCTTACCTCTTATAAAAGTTATTTCTTATGCTTCTAACTTTAATTTAAAAAGGTTATATAATTCAGTTTACTCTTAATAGTCACCTTAGGCTATTCTCTTATATTAAATGAAACATGGATTTTGTCTTTGGTATAACGTACATATTATCCCAAGACGTTTAATGAAAACCAAGCACAGCAATAAGGACAATTATGGAAATTGAAAATGTTTACAACGTATTTTCAAAGATAAAAAATGAATGTTGCACGGAGATAAGCTCAACATTAAACTTAAAAAACAAATTAATATCTTATATCAACAACAATGATTTAGTAAGCGCAGCAGCATCCGCTTCTATTATAGAGAACAACCTCACCATCGACCTCTCACATTTCAATTTAAAACTTGAGTGCAAAGAGTCTCTAAAGCTTTATGACTTCCCACCGATTGTTGCTTCGTGTATAGAAATGCATTTCTTTTTAAGAGAAGAAGATATATTTCACTCTGTTTTAAAAATATTCATAACGCAAGACGGCTATATCGTGAAAGATGTTTTCTCAAGCGATTATATTTGTAAGACCGAAAACGAATACCGTGGGAAAAAAGTTTTCGAAGAAATAATATCATCACTTATTGATAAAGGACATATAGTGTTGACCCCTGGACAACAATGACAGAGTCAAGAGCTTTGATAATATAACAGAATTAATATTATCATAGGCACTCATAGAGTGCCTATTCTGCTTTACTAGCTAATCTGCTCTGAGGCTGTATCAAACAGCGCCAGCGCTTCGGTGGCTTCCTGAATCGCTTTGATGGTCTTCGCAACCATTTCAGATTCGGTTACAACCCGGTTGTACTGCTGGATGAAAATCTGATACTTCAACTGACTGTCCTGTACGAATGCAATAGCCTTAGCTGCAGCTGCTGTATCGTAGTTCAGGATTGAAAGCAGGTTCAGGCGTATCTGTTCTGCTGGTGTGATGTCTGCCATGTCTGTCTTACCTCTATGCGATGTGGGGAGCATTATCAAGTCACTATTCGGAATAGCTTCTGAAGTGCCATTAAAAAAACCACATGTGGGTGGCCTTTTTAATATCTAAATAAATTGCAGGGTAGTGGTTATTTTGAATCAAAGACAAATCGTGAAGATGTTATTTTATTAAGCAACTGCACTAATGGTGCCTTAGTCCCTTCGCCGTTGATATAATGTTCGAAGTCGTCTTCGAATATTATCCAGTCTCTAGCAAGTTGAGTCCCATCAAATAAGTGCTCAGTAGCAAGCCAAGACGACTGGCAGGCGTCAAAGATGCTAAGAAGGTTATCAAATCTCTGCACATTCTGCTCTCCAGCATCTATCTGCTGACTTATGAGAGCGACATCTTTAAAAAGCCACCTCACAATAACCTGCTCCCTCTCTTCCTCAAGTTCATCTCGATCAAGGTTTAGTGGCATATTTAACAAGGCGACTCTTAATTGTTTGATCGCAAGTCTAAACTCCATTTTTACTTTTGTTTTTTCTTGCTCTCGCCAGGTTGTCAGGGCTCTATAAGCAAAAATCAAAGTGACTACGCTTGCAGTGCCACTAATAAATGCAGCAATCATTGACCAAAACGCCCACTCAGCTGCATTGCGATTAGCCACGAGCGTTTCATAAGCTATATAACTAGCATCCATATCCACCTCACATTAGTTATGAGGTTATTCTAACAAAATATATTAGGGCCGCCACCTGGTGAATGGCTCCTGCAATGCTTTGCCACTTCCCGGAGTGGCCACGCTCATGCCCTTGAGTCGCTGTCGCATCATCGCCGCTGATAACCGGTGCACGTTCAGCATTCGCGCTGCGTTACCGGAGCTTATTGTTATCTATGAACCCTTACCCATCACTACACAGGCTCGCCATTACGCGACTCGGGGCAGCATCATGACTGCTCTGCCTTACGGCTGCGGTCTATCTGCTTTAATTCTTCATGGCTGTATTCTCTGGTGGGGATAGTTGTTTGGTTATCCCTTAGTGGGGTTAGCAATCAGCGTCAGAACGCGCCACGGCGCGGCATGCCCACATACAGGCTTCCTGCATTTTGGTGCGCGCGATAGCCATGCAGCGCAAAGCCTCTGCTCTCTTGGTTTCGGCCTGACTACCACGCTCGACAACTTCATCCGTTGCTACCTCTCGCTCAGTATCGAGCAGACTGCAAAAATGCCGGCTGACACCTTTTAGGCGGTTCATCCGCTCAATGTCGCCAGCGGTTAATGTGCGGTAGCCCTTTACTGTGCTGCCGTCCTGCGGTTTAGCTTCACTCATTTCGTAGCCCTTTCGGTTGTACCTGGTTTGCTTTTACTAGCTCTTGGGTGGATATTGTTGGGAGGGAAAGCATGGAGATAATCAAATGAAACAGATACTTTTTACATGGTTTGCTTTTACAAATACCTATGCCTGCATCACCGCCAGCATTAACGTGAACAACTCACTAATGCTTGATTCAGCTGTGCCGTGGATTGTTGGGGTTTCTCTTGGAGTAATCACCAATTACTTATTGGCTAAAAAGCTGAAGGAAAGCGGGTTTCTGTAGGCCTGCTGGTTTCTGGCCAGGTTACTTCTTAACGCTGTCCGGCATCACCGCACCAACAACGCCAGCCAGCGCTACGCCGCCAGCGATGACGGTTTCCTGAATGCCCGGAGGCATCTGATAGCCGAAGACACCGGCAATGACCAGGATGATGCCGCGCCAGGTTGACGGCTCTTTCAGTCGATTAATGAGATAGTTCATATTTCCCTCAAACAAGAATACTTTTTGCCAGGAGATAGCGGGCTTTACGGTCATCAATGCCGTTCTGTCCGCCGTTGATAATCTGAGTGACGCGTGTAAGGTCACCGGGATAACGCAAACAGCCGCGTGAGGTATAGAACCAGGCAGCACTGCGCGCCGCATACTCATCCTGTGCCAGCAATTCAGGCTGTTTAACCAGATCAATCTTCAAAGCATTCCCGCATTCGCGGTAATTGTTCAGGCCGGTGGTCTGGATGAGCCCGCGCCCGCGGTAAAACCAGCCGTCTGTTGCCCCGTTATTCCCCATGCGTTTGCTGTACACCAGATTGGCGATCGCTCGTTGCCTCTCCAGTGGCAAAGATGGTTCACCCTGCCGGCGGCCGAGCGAATTAGCCTGACCCTGCGTCAGCCGCCCGGCGCGGACAAAACTATTCAAGCCGGCCACGCTATAATTGAAGCTCTCAACAAGCTGGGTAAATCCCGTGCTTTCATGCCCTACCTGGGCAATGAACATTGCCTGGTCGATAGCTTCTGTTATACCAAACTCTTTCATTGCGGCTGTAATATGTGGAAACCAGCGCGCAGCTAACCCGGCGCTGATACCAGCCGCCTTCTGGAATTGTGATTGATTCATTAGTGCCTCAGTGTATCGACCAGACGCGCCACGTTACCCCGTGCCCATAACACGGCGGCGCAGATTAGGATGTTTGCCAGCACCACCAGCCAGTTGGATGACTCGTAAAGGCCAAACAGGAAACGAAATGGGATACTGGCGTAAACCAGCACCATGAGATATGCCAGGAAAGATATTCCCCGTCTGTGTCTGGATCCGCCACGTTGGTAAAACATCAAAGCGAGAACAATCACAGTACAGGTAAGTGCGTTAACCAGTGCTGAAGGATCATTTACCATTTGAGCCTCCTCCTCGGAACCGGGTTAGCATATTGAACAGGCTATTCAGGTCCTGGCTGTTAAGGAACGTCAGCACTTTGATAATCAGCGACGAGATAAGCACAGCACCAAGTGCGTCAAGTGGGCGGTCGCTATAACCCGTCCAGCTTGATAGCTTTGAGCCCACTAACCCGGCGCCCAAGACACCAACGATAAAAGACGTCATAAAATATGCCACCAGCTTACCGCGTGAAATGTTCGCTGCCGTAGTTACGTAGAAGACCGCACCAGCGAATGCACCAAACACAACACCATAATCAATTCCGGTGGCCAAGCCAAACATACTGGCCCCCATCAGGCCACCGGCCGCAACTGATGTTCCAGAGACAGGATCGGACATTTAGCCCCCTCTTTGTTGCTGTGAGTTCCTCTCATGAACGAGGGGAATAAAAAAATCTGCTCAAAATGAACAGTATCCAACAAAATGCCTATCGAGTTTTATTGGCTAGCCTTCCCTGTGAACTTCCATCGTCCGACATTACCAGCGTCAATAAAGGGGTAAAATGAGAGAAATAGTGAATGAGCATGGGGATAAATAGTGTTTTATCCAAAAAGGAAGGATATCATTGATGTAATCATATGCATTCCGTTACCTGAGAGTAGATCTGGTTATTATTCATAGGAAACTAACTCAACGTTTTTCATTGATTTAATGGAGATTTTATGAATTGCTATTGTGGTAATCGTGCAACTCATGTACTTGTTACTTATGACCACGACATAGTTTTGCCATTGCAAGTTTTCTGTAAGACACATGCATTTGAAGACGATCGAGAAGAATGCTGTTGCTGCGGTGATTACGGTATCGAAGTTGAAAATCCGGTCAACTATAAAACAGAGGAACTGTTACCTACATACTTACCGGGTTCGCTTGATGAAGGTAACGTTTGCAGCGAACATCCTTAAGCAACCTCGCTTACGATTAGTAAAAACCCGTCGCTAAACGGGTTTTTTCTAACAATGAAGGCTCTTATTCTTTGTAGAGTGATGTAATTGATTAGAAATTTTTGCGGCAAGGCAGTTTTTCCACCGAGCTAAACCAGCAAATTACGCATTTCCATGACCGTCTGATCAAATCGCTCCTTCTCAAGCTCAACACCGATACCATTCCGACCGAGCAAAGCGGCCTGCTTAAGCGTTGAGCCAGAGCCGAAGAAGAAATCCGCGACAACCTCACCAGGTCTGCTGCTTGCTTTGATGATCTGCTGCAGCATATCGGCAGGCTTTTCACATGGGTGCTTCCCCGGGTAAAACTGAACCGGCTTATGGGTCCAGACATCGGTATATGGCACCGTGACAGAAACGCTGAATGGTCTACGTAGACGCTGATACTCCTGCTGGAGTTCTGCGTATTTCCGGTTAAGTGATTGCCATGTTGCCACCAGCTGGTGGTGTGGCCTCTCCAGCTCATTGCGAGCATGCTTGTCACCGGCAATTTGCTGGAACAATGCCTGGAGCTTCAAATAATCGGATTCGCTCGGCAACAGCCACTGGCTAAGACCAAACCAGTGGGAAACCATATTTTTCTTTCCCGTTGCAGCAGCAATTTGGGCAGAGGTTACCCCCAGAGACTCTCTGGCATCACGGAAATATGAAATTAATGGAGTCATGACATGCTGCTTAAGCTCGCTGCATTTGACAGCGAAACCATCATCTTTCGGCCTGTAAGGGCCCTGATAATGATCAGCAAAAATGATCCGCTCAGTAGCCGGGAAATATGAACGCAGACTTTCTTTATTGCATCCGTTCCAGCGGCCTGATGGTTTGGCCCAGATGATATGGTTGAGCAGGTTAAAACGCTCTCTAACCAGTATTTCAATATCGGAGGCTAAACGGTGCCCGCAGAACAAGTACATACTGCCGGAGGGTTTTAATACCCGCCAGAACTCGGACAAACATCTATCCAGCCAACGTAAGTAATCCTCGTCCCCTTTCCACTGATTATCCCAGCCGTTCGGCTTTACCTTAAAGTAAGGCGGGTCCGTAACGATTAGGTCGATAGAGTTATCAGGTAGCGATGGAAGATATTGCAGGCAGTCAGCATTCACCAACTCAATACTGGATATTTTTACAGTGTTTTTCATAGATCAGTAAGCGTAACTCTGGTAGGCTCACTATGCTTTTGCGCTAAAGCAGTGGGCCATGGTTCGCTTGTGACCTTCTACATGAGCGAATGGCTGGCTGGGTGCTACAACACCCACCAGCCGCCCATTTTCACAGCAGGAAACCTCCATTACTGGAGGCGCTTGTAACACCCAAACTGGTAATCAGATAACCCCGCCATCACAAGCTGCGTCAGTATTAACTGGCAACGTTCGCGCGTCAGGTGCGTATTCTGTGCAATCTCTCCAGCCGTTGCAGGCTTGTCGCTTAAGGCGCTCAAAACCGCTTTGGCTGTTTCTGTCATATCTTGCTGATTTAGCATGTCTTTTACCCTTTCATTTGGCGTGACACACAGATAACTCTGGTCGAATAATTCAGCAAGCTACAAGTTACCGCCACTGCGAGAAATGTGATTCGCAGCCATAAAAAAACCCGCTCGGAGGCGGGTTTGATAACGTTGAACATACAGTGCCCATCGTTAAGATTAAATTTACACAAAAACGGCAACTTTGCAAGTATCGTGTCGCTATTTCATGCGAAATTTATCAAATTAGTTGTTTTTGTAACTCTCCGGAGTTGAGCATCAGTAAAACTCTCCTCCACAAAACATTTGGTCACCAGGCTTTCATAAAAAGGTTTCCAGCTATAACGCCAGGTACGCTCCGGCAAGCCAGGTAGCTCTGAAAGGATGCCGCGGTATGCGTTGGAGGATTTTGGCCTGCTAAACCCGCGGCCTTCACAACGCTTACATGTCTTGTAGACAGGCACTCCCTGAAGTTCTGATTCTTTGCGGTCAAGTGTCTTCCCCGTCCCGCTGCACTGGCAGCGCTTACTGATTTTCCCGGTGCCATGGCATTTCACACAAAGCACGTGATCGACATCCTGCACCTGCCGCTTAACCTCAAAATCCGAAGGTGACTGCCTCAGGTCTTTTGCCCATTGCGGTAATCTCATTGTGTAGTGGCTTTTCTCGACCATTTTAACTTTCTTCACGAACCCATTACCTGCGCATTTCGTACAGTCCGTAGTATCAGCAGCTGATGAGGCGTAGTCGTGATATGCGAACCTGGCGATGATCAGCATGCAAAGAGGAAATTTCTTGCCGGCGGCTTTCCTGACTGAGCGGGGAGCATTCTTCTTTGCATATTCGGCCAACCAGTGAATTGAGGCCATGCGGTCATTCTCGCTGATGCCAGCCTTACCCAGGAACATGGATAATCCGATCCCCGCTTCGGCCTGCGTCATCCCCAGCGCAGCCATAACGTCAGTTACGGTGAGTTGTTCGCTGGCAGTTGCTCTCCCGCTATCTGATATATGCATTCCTTTCGGGGCAAAGAATTTTGGAATTGATTCGATATTCATGCTCAGCACTCCATACACTTATTCTTTAAAAATGACGCCAATGCCAAGCGCACGATCAAGAAAACGGATTAGCAGCTCCAGCTGCGAACCATACTTCTCTTCAAATGCGATGAGGTTGGCATGTAGTTCATCGTGATGCGCTCTGCACAGCGGTATCACGAACAGGTCATGGGCTTTGGTTGCTGTTCCTCCCATACCATGCCCTATTATATGGTGTGGATCGTCAGCTGGTTGCCTACAGCAGGCACATTCCTGTGTTTTTACCCACTGGGTGTATTGAGGGCAAGTCCAGCGCCGGCGCTTCGGCCGCAACATAAATGCTTCAGGGCAGTCCGGATCCACGCCCAACCGGAGAATAGGTCTCCCTGCATCCTGGTCACCCGTCTCCAGATCACCTGTTATGGCATGGCTTTCCCTCTTATCCAGACGTCTTTTAAGTATGTCGGCCGCGGGTATTGCCGGGATGATGTCGCTGTCCCTGTATACCGAACGGTGCGGCTCTGGAGCTATCCGCAAGGCCTTTTCAGCCATAGCCTCCGTTATCGCATCAGAAATCCCAGACTGAACAGCCCACCAGCACAACTCTGCCAGGGATAATGTCCTTTCCCGGGTGCATCCAAGCGAAAGCAGGACCATATCGATGACCCAGTCGATAACATTACGGCTTGCTATTTCCTTGATCGCCGGATCCGGCTCATCTCGAAGCTTATTGTTGCAATGCCAGCATAATAAAACGGAGCCATGATCTTGCCTTAAGATGACTGTTTCGATGTGGTGATATCCCTCATCATGATTCTGGCATTGTCTGACTGCCAGGCTAAGCCATCGCTCCAGCCCCTCAATACCTCCCGCAGCAGTGATGACACGTGGATCGGTAAAGAAAGGAACAAGGCTGCGATCTACGGATAACGGCTGGCGAGCGTCTGGCACTTTCCCCGTCGGAAAATCGGCCATGTACTCGGGCTGTGGAGTTATTAGAACTCGCCCCTGAGCAAAGAGGCTCATCAGCTCCTTTCCCGGTTTAAAGAGTACTACGCCGAGGCGGGGCACAATCTCTGGTGTTAGTAATCCGCGCAAGATCATCCCCTACTGCGTGACAATGCCGAGCAGTCTCAGAAGCTCGGGAAATTTTGATTCAAAAAAATGTGGCTGAGTCTCCCGGGGATTCGCAGGGCTGGTGATATTTTTCCCGTAAAGGCAGCCTTTGGCTGTTACAGACCAGAATTTTTTTACTCCGTTTAATCCGCTCCGGCTTTGCCGTTCCTTCTGATCCACGATCCCGGCACGCGCCATTAAGTGATATGCCTGGTTTGCAGTTAGCCGTATCCCATGGGTTTTAAGCAGAGCACTAAGCGAGAGTGTTGGACGACTGGATCCATCCATGGCGCCGGCTGGAGCATCAATCGCATAAGCAGGCATTAAATCTGGAAGCCCGGCCGCCTGTTGCAATTTCTGGTAAGCACCAAGTTTGGAAGAATTGGAGAGGTTTAATGTTCGGGATGCTGACTCCAGCAAAATGACACCAGCCTGAATACGATCGGAGGTCAGCGTTGTCATAGTATTTTGCACCGCATCAAACGTTCTGATGACTTTCAGATTGAAGGCGGCGCTAATCCACATAGCATAGGCATACACCAATTCCTTGCAGGCGTATGTCCCAGGGTTGATCCCTCCTCTCACAACATCGACAGGAGCAAACGCCATATCTGGCGTTAGCTCAGCAATCAACTGAGCTGCCATCTCGGACCGAAGCCAGCGGTTAGGATTATGACGTTCTTCTCCACCAGCTGCGCGCTGAAAGTCATTTAAACAAAATCGACCTGCTGAATCCCGGCGAACGAAAATACCTTCTATCGCCAAATGAGAGTGGTTTTTGGGCGCACCATAGCCCATAACGTGGTTAGCCATATTTATCTCCATACACTTTAACGTGACGATCGGGCCTGCACGCCCGGTTCGTTTACACACCTTGAGATTAATGCCTGATTGCATAGTCTTCAACCTACCACTGAACAAACATCCAGCACTTTATTGAATGCCGTTATGGTGATCTCAACTCTCCCTCCCTTTGCATTCTCACCCCACTCGATCGTCATCCTCTTAACCTGGCTGTCATCCTCCCAGATACCGGCGTATGTAAGTGCGTCGAAAAGCGCCTTGTTGTAGTTGTCCAGATCGCGGCGGCGGTAATCAGGCGGATGCAGGACAATGACTACCTCCGCTGGTGAAGCGGAGGGTTTTGGGACTGCTTTCAGCTGTTCGATAATCGCTGCTCTTACAGCATGTTTGAATTTGCGGCCGGCTTCGGTGACCAGCAATTTACCTTTTGCAGTCCCCTTATTTGGGGACCGCCAGTAGGAGTTCACGCTGGGTGGGAAAGGAAGAATAAATTTCATTCATCCTCCAAAATCAACTTGAGCTCAAAGGGAACCTCCCCTCCGCAATAGCAAAGTTGTCCCAGGTCAGACATAAGGCGCCATAGGGTCATTGACGAGTAGCCATTTTCGTCTGTCGCCAACGGTACAAACTCTCCGAATATCCCCGGATAACGTATACGGTTCTCTTCGTGTTGTTTTTCCAAATGATTGAGGGAAACTTCATTAAGTTTCACTTTCACGATGCTGTTGAGGTTAACGACCAGCTCCTTTCGGGAAAACGAAGGAGTGATGCTGATACCGCGGGATACCCCGCGGGTGATTGTGATGGCCCCTTTTCTCTCCAGTGCCTTCAGGTGGCTTGCCGCCGCATTGGGGGACCGGCACCCCAGCATGCCGGTCAGCTCGTAGGTAGTAGGCGGGAAACCATGCTTACGCTGGTAGTCGATCAGGAGGTTCAGAACCTCCTGCTGCCTGAGTGTCAATTTCGTCACGCGGCTCGCTCCTGTTTGTTAACACACATTTCCGGCAGATTGGCCCTAACCAGCGCCTCAGCGAACGGGGGCGGAACGGCATTGCCGCAGCGTGCAACCTGCTTATCCTTCGCATACTTCACCCCGCGGTAATCCCGATCGATGATGTACCACTCCGGGAACCCCTGCGCCCGGTAGAGCTCATGTGGCTGCAGCATGCGCATGCCGATGTCGACAATGCGGTAAACGATGCCCTTAATCGTCACCAGTTCGCTGACGCCAAAAGAATTGAGGAACTCTTTAACTTGATCCGCACGCCGCTCGTCGTAATCATTAGCCGCCAACAGCGCGCTAACCTCTCCCACATGCTGACCTCCAGCGGTGATTGTCGGCATCGGTTCATCGGTACGCTGACCATCACGGCAGGTACCACGCAGTTTTACCAGGTGCGATGTCACAAGAGCGTGATGATCAACGGTAGTAACTGAGTGAGCTGGCTCATCAAGCGCAACGCCCGGACCGGTGTAATTCCCGCCATAGTGTTTCGCCAGGAACGCAGTTGTTACGGCAAACTTATTGCCCCCAGCTGTAACAGTACCCAACGGTTTACCAAGATTGAGAACCCGCGGCGATTGCCCCACCCGTTCGCCATACCCCATCTGAATAAGCGTGGCCATGGCTAACTGAGACTTACCCCCACCACCAGCGGTAATCGTAGCGCTGGGCTCATCTGCCCGGTGGCCGATACTGCCGCCGAACTGGCGCGCGATCACCGGCGCAACTATGCATGCTCGAGATTGCTTAAGGATGGTATGCGCTGGTTTGTTGAGTGGACGCGGTTTCGCCTGGTACTGGCTACCACCATTTCCAGCCATAAACGGTGCCAGAGTAGGTACAGCCAGCGCGTAGCCGTGGGTTTTGGTAATTGTCTGTATCGGCGAATACAACGCCTGTCCACGGAAACAATCATATTTACCGCGCGTCGTGGTGTGGTTGCACTTCACGATAAACGGCGACGCGCTCTCGATAACAAAGCGTTGGATGCCGCGCGCGATCCGCTTAAGCGTATTCTCTGCCAGAGACTTTTTGCGGTCGAAAATGCTTGGCGCTGGAATTGACCAGTCGATGCATTCTGCAGCTGTGCGCCATGGTGCCAGTTTGCCAGAAATCACCGCCGGCGATTTCGGATCCCCGTGAGTAGCTGCCGGCCAGACTATCGGCTGCCCGTCCCGTCGCATAACCATGAAGAAACGTTTTCGGATAGTTGGCGCGCCGTAGTCGCAGGCGCGCAATTCGCGATAATCGACGTCATAGCCCAGCCCGGTAATCAAACGCATCGCCTGTTCGCTATCCGGCGATAACTCCAAAAATTCGCAGCATTCCAACAACGCAGGGTGATCTGCAGGAACTCCGGATGTCAGCATGCCTACGAACGCCTCGAACGTTTCACCAACGCGGTCCGGATCCGGACGCATTTCCGCCGCCAGTAGTGGACCCCACGTTTTAAACTCTTCGACGTTCTCCAGCATCATTACCCGCGGACCAACATCCAGCGCCCAGCGAAGAACGATCCACGCAAGCCCACGAATCGCTTTTTCAACTGGTTTAGCTCCTTTCGCTTTGGAAAAGTGGCGACAGTCTGGGGAGAAGCAGGTCAGGCCAACAGGTTTGCCGCTGGTTGCTGCGCCAGGAGAAACATCGAACACGCTTTCGCAGTAGTGCAAGGTATCCGGATGATTGGTACGGTGCATGGCCACAGCGTTTTCATCATGGTTAATGGCAATATCAACACTACGCCCAATAGCCATCTCAATCCCGGTAGAAGCGCCGCCGCCTCCGGCAAAGTTATCAACGATAATTTCACGCATGGCTAACCCCCTGCATGCTGCTGACCAGCCCGCTGGCAATAGTTATGATTTCGGTACTGGGCGTACGCTCAAGCCACAGCTGATTGATGTGTGCTTTCAGTTTGTTTTGCTGAGACTCGTTAAGATGGTGCACGCCTTCGACTCGCTCAAACACCAGGCCTACTTCCAGTGGCCATATCCGGCTTTCGGGTAAGACCTGTTTAGCAACTGAGAGAGCTTCCCGAACATGAGTGCGGATCAGTCTGCTGTTGAATCAGCTTGCTTTATCCAGGCTGCCGACAATATCGATGAACTCAGTTACCGGGCATGTGTCGACAAACTCTGCATACACCGAATTCATACGTTCTATGGTTTCTTCACGTGCAATTGTGGATCCAAGATCAACACCGTTAAGCCAGCCCACCAGCGCTTGTTTCGCTGTTTGTTTGATGATCAGGGATTGAGCTGTGGCGATCGTTTCTGAGTTAACCGGCGTAAACTCCGGTTTATCCACTGAATCAGCCGCCCAGGTATGACCAAACTTCGACTCGGCAAAGGTGTACTCGGCTTTATCTCCAAAAGCCGCAACCACGCAGGCCAAGGATCGTATGCCGCTTTTCGCGAGGATTTCGTCCTGAAGAAGTGGGATTTCAGTTTCAGCTTGCTCTGTCTGAGGCTGATCCATTACTGGAGCTGTTGCCTGTTTACCCACGGCGTATTGGGCCAGGGCCATACTCGCGCGCCCCTTGGCTTCAAGAGCCACACGATCGATATAGCTAAAGCGCTCCCCTCGCCATGACTTATCAAATACAACAATCGCCCCGGCAAAGAAGGCACTGGTCGGCTTCTGCTTATCGTCCGCCGGCTTAAACCAGGTAGGAAGATCGAAACCGATGCGACCGCGGATAAAACAGACATGATCCGCATCTACTGGCCACCACGTCTCACTCGTCGCTGACTTCACCAGAAAGACATAACGACCGCCATTTTCGCGCTGAGCGGATGCATAACTCATGATGTGGGTCATGCCTGTGATCGCCTGCTTTTCGTGATACTGAGAACGGCTATACGGCGGATTTCCAAATGCCGCGCCGCCGAGTTCTATCAGTCGCCCCGCCCAGTCCTGCGTCAGGGCATTGTCTTCTGCTGAGTACCACGCAGGGCATTTTGCGTTGCTTTCGTCTGCAAAGAGCTCCAGCACCAGTGGGCCATACATAGCGTTAACCCCCCAGAACAACAGATCGGGCGTTCTCCACTGGTCGCCCACCTCCTTGAGATAGTGGGCAGGTGCAGCACGTAATGCATCCAGAGCATCACAGTACTGGCTTCTGGTGATTGGGAGTTCGGCCTCATCCACCAGCATTTCCCCTTCGCTGGTCGTGTTCAGTCGATGCACAGATCACCTCCGCAGTAATTCCCGGCTAACAGACACTCAGTGTGTGATTTCCCCATGCGTGCTTTCCGGAGGCAGGCATTTTTCTGACGAATGTAATACTCAAGAGTTTTCTGGCTGCACCTTGAGGTACTGAGCTGGTGCCATACAGTAGCGGCCCGGCGATACAGGCTGCGCTCTTCGAGTTTTTTAGCAGCTTTTTCCTGTTCCAGGTTGCCTCTGGACTTAAAGTCGTCCTGTAGGTCATCGCAGCAGGATGCATCATTGATGACTCGATAAATAAAACCGCATGAGGTTGCTTTGGTTTCCAGGCGCCCTTCTGTGTACAGGCGATATACGGCACTTTTCACAGAAACAGGTTTGCAGTCAGGAAAGGCGGCAATGATATCGCGCATTTTCTGATCTGGGTTTTTAGCAATGAATTCAAAGGCCATTTGAGTAATGTTCATCCACGAAACCCCTTCGGTATGGTCGTTTGCACTGCACCAATTTGGTTGATATCACGCTGCTTACTTCTGTCCCAGGATTCCCGTGGCGGTCGCCCTTTGGCATCCCAGCGGATAGCGCTTTGCAGATAGCCTTCGAATTTTTTAGGACCAAAAAGCGTCTCGGGGCGCATGTACTGGTATTGCTCGTCGTTGCCATGCCAGTGCTCATGCTTAACGTCAATGACGAGTTTCAGATCTGGAACGGTATGCCCCTCACGCAGACGTGCCCGAATGTTTTCGAGGGAAGTTTTTGACTTCTGAAACCGGGAGCCACTGACCTGGTTCAGATGTGTCAGAACTTCGATCGCATGGTCAGTGATCACCACTTCAGGATCCGACTTATCGTCGGGTTCCACAGGAGCCCGACAAAAAGGTTTTTTAGATGACGGATCTAATGACGGATCTAATGACGGATCGCCTTCAACCATTGAGGGGTCCCCCCGCAATATTTGAGGGGATGCAGACCCATTATTTGAGGCATCAGAATTTGACCCCTCAAATTTTGAACCCTCAATTTCTGAGGCATCAAATTTTGATTGTTCACGCGGGGTTGCGTAGAAGAGTTTTGCTTCAGCTGCTGCACGTTCCAGCATATCGACGTTGAGTTTGTAGACGTTCGAATTATTCTTGCCTCCTACGCGACGCTCCTGCTTCTTCAGCCACCCTTTCGCCTGAAGTTTTTTAATGGCGCTTCGAACAGTGTTCTCGCTCTTTGCCCCGATCTGTCGCTGAATAGTTGTCACAGCAGGCCACGATATTCCTTCGTCGTTGCTGAAGTCAGCCAGGCGGGCCATGACCGCTATTTCAGATATGATCAGGCCTTTGAAAGCACAGGCTTCCCATACCAGACCGTGTAATTTACTGCTCATGGCTGCCCTCTACTTCCCTGAATTTTCGTTGAAACTGATCGAGTGGGCTAAAACACTCGTGCGGATAGCCTTCCCTGAGGTAAATGACACGATTGGTCTCACGTTCCCACCGTATGACTCTGACGGGCTTGCCATAGTGGTCTCTGAACTTTCGGTTAACTTCGCGCATAACGCTTTTACCCTCCGGTTAAAGACCCCCACAATTGCCGTTGCCCGGCTGTGGTTACATGAAACCCATTTACCGCATACCATGCGTTCATACCGAAACAGCGCAGCACCAGTCACCGGACGCATACGTAGTTGCGGTAATCTTAGATTTACGATTAAATTGCTCATGCGGATTATTTCTCCATACACGTTGATTTATCTGCCACGACGCCCGGAGCTGCACACTCGCGGGCGTCACTCTTTTCTGGCTGACAAAAGACACGGAAAAGTAACGTTAAATGCTCCTGCCATTTCGCCATGACCTGGTAACTGTTCTCCTCAATCTGCTCGCGTTCGGCCTGGTCAATAACACCGTCAGCTGTAGCTTTACGGAGATACTGCGAGTGCTTTCCTATCCACTCGATAGACTCCATCAGGCGCTGGTTAATATCGGCGTTGTCCACATCCTTAATATCTGCCAGCGGTACAAAGACCCCGTTCGAGTGGCGCGCTATCGCATTGGAAATATGATTTGACCCACCAGCCCGCTGCAGAACCATTGCCCAACCGAGAGGGAAAATCTGATCACCATCGGCACGTAAACGGTTAAACAATGCGTTTTCAGTAACGCCCAGCCACTCCGCAGCTTCCATGTAACCACCGTCCAAATCAGTGATCGTTTTTTTGATAGCGGCTACCAGCCATGCCGGCTGCTTATCCACTTTCCATTCAGGTTCATTCATTGTTCAATACCTCTGTTGGTGCCGAACCTTCCTTCGGATATTCTTGGTTTTCCACGACTAAGAACCGAAGGAGGTTCAACATGACTTTGCAATCTGCGTACGTTTCAATTAAAAATTCCCTCATGGCGAGTTATGCGAATACCTATCGGGAGGAAGTCGGGTATTGGCTACAGAACCTGATTGCCGCCCGTTCGATTCAACTCACCAGACTTTATGCGGTCATCCGCCAGTACAAAATTGAAAATCCAGAACTCAACCTGAACAGCCGGGAAGCGATCATTCATTTGCTTCATGCCCACTCTGGGGTTGTGTTTTTATCCCTTGAAAATATTCCCGCTTCTCTTGCTCTGAAACTCCTGGGTCCGTGTTTAGCCAGTCAACAGGTAGCGGCCAGCGACGGGTTTCTGAAATCTGAAGAGTCAATGAATCAATGGATTGACGGAAATCGTGAACTGATTGCTGAATCTCACGAAGTAGGCGAAGGTCTTCCTGAGTTGAGTTGGAATGATCTTCCGAACGAATTATTTCCGGGCTTGAAAGGTAAGTAATCTTTACCTGGATGGTTTCCAGCGGCTTTTTCAGTTCATCCGCCAGCAGGCGCAGACTGCTTACGATCTCAAACATGCCATCGGTTTTTACACCGGCTGAATCTGCAACACGGTTCAGCCAGAGTCTTAACTCCTCTGGAGATAAATCACCTGCACTGATGTAAGGTTGCTTCTTAATCGTTTCCTGCGCTGACTTGACACCCACGGCTTACCCCTTATCTCTGTGGTTTCTGTTACACCCCTGAAGCGCTATCGTTCTGATTAGCACCCTCGCCATAGAGCAACCAATGAGGATCGCAATGCAGGGCTGAAGACAATTCGATGATGTAACGGGGCCTCTTTGTAAAACCCGCCTCGATCGCTTGTAATGACTGCTGGGTCATTCCGACCAATTCAGCCAATTGCGCCTGTGAGAGATTCATCTCTTCACGTTTATTCTTTAATCTTTGAGAAATTGATTCCATAACACCTCCACAGTTTTATCTGTATTTTTGAACAGATACTACTGTTTGTCAATCACAGTTTAAACTGTGACCATGAGGCCATGGAAATGGAGGAGCTATGAGCCTTGCAGAACGCGTAAAGCAAAAAAGAATCGAACTTGGTCTTACTCAAGAGCAAGCAGCTGAAAAGGCAGGAATAAGGCAACAATCATGGGCCAGCATTGAGGATGGTAAAACTAAAAAGCCTCGCAACATTGTAGGAATAAGCAAAGCACTTAAGTGTGATCCAACATGGTTGATGAACGGTGGGCCTTTCATGGCTCTTGCCGATGTGAATTCAAGGAAAGTGCCTTTGATCAGCTACGTCCAAGCTGGGGCATTAGCAGAAAAACACCCTATTGATGCATTTGATGGTAGCTTCGAATACATCATGACAGACATTGATATTTCTGAGTTTACTTTTGCACTAAGGATAGAAGGTGATTCAATGGAGCCTGACTTTAAAGAAGGCGATATTATCATTGTTGATCCAGAGTTAGAGCCAGTTCCGGGCGAGTTTGTTGTTGCTAAAAATGGTGATAATGAAGCTACTTTTAAAAAATACCGTCCTACATTTACTGATATTTCAGGCCGCCAGCAATATGAACTGGTCCCCCTTAATGACGACTACCCCACCATTAATAGCTCTGAACGCCCGTTGAAAATTATCGGCGTAATGGTCGAACATAGAATTTACAGGCGAAAAAGGTAAATCCTTCCTCACATGAACCGGCCAGCGCCGGTTTTTTTTACGTCTTTAGTTTCATAAAAAACAATAAATTACAGTTTTTATAGTAAACACCACCACTAAATACAGTTTTGACTGTTGACGAATTAACAGTTTTATCTGTATTATTAATCCATCGACAGCGAACAGGCAGGACGCCCACGAAGTAGCCGACCGGGGCATACGAAGACCGGGATGATTCGCAGATATGAAAAAAGCGCCCCGTAGGACGCTTAGCTCTTTAACAATCTGGATGACTATTGGTCAGATTTAAACTTGGGTTCTGGTAACAGTGGAGGTGTTGAATCCTCAAATCGCAACCAGTGCTCCCAGATATCATGCACTTGTAATTCATACAGACCAATTTTGCGTGTTGTAACTTCCGAACCAACGATCGTGCCGCCGGCATAATCAACTTTCACTGACGCCGAAGCTCTCTCGATTAAATCAGTCCATGCTTTATTTTCAGCCTCAAAAGCAATGGTCAGTTCCTGTAGATGCTGAGGGTCATCTTTATTGTCTTGTTTTAAACGATTTTGGGCTGTTACCAGGTACTTGTCCTTAACCCATTCAACCTGAGTCAATTGAGCCCCTAAGCATGCATCCATATCGATAGTTGTCTGTTGAGGCATACCAAAGCAGGCAATTGAAAAGGTTTCAACGCCATCACTTAGACTGCTGCTTGGTTGGTCTGAAGCATCAGAAGCGTTTGACGCCATCGGAAGTATCAATGCCAAAGATAAAAGCATATTCCTTAAAGAAAGTAGTTCCACTTTATTTCAACCAATTAGACCAGAGTCATCCAGATTACCCGAATCCTTGTTGTTGGGGAATAACCAGGATCCACCTCGCCTGATGTGGGTAAAAGCAGGCACGCAACATGAAAGCGCATTCCATCTTCCATCGGTCGTGGGGATCGGTTTGTAACTGAAGGAGTGCGCTTCCAGTTGTGAACGGTAATATTCGCAACCGCTGTATGGCACATGCAGCGTTAGCCGCCAGAGAGTTACCTTTATCCATGCGCTCTCAGGAATTCCGGAAGAATGTGCAAGCTAAGTGTTTCAGGCACGACGTGCGCCCCACCAGCGCTGCGAAAAGGTGTGACGCCCGGGAAGAGTCCGGGACGCAACAGATGAGAGCATTGGCGGTGAACGGGCAAACACACAAGCCGTAAGCCGATCCGAACGCAATAGCTAATCGTATCAATGCTCTCCTCGTTGTGACGTGTACAAGCGTACTGCAGCGCCGGTCGACGCAAAGACCCGGAAATCGACTGAGCAACATTAACTGGTTGCCAATACCAAAACAGAGCGGCGGGAAGTAAGCAGATTAGCGACCTGGTGTCACAACCCCATCACGTAGCCAGCGTGGTAACCCGTAGTACCTGTAACGAAAGCTGTGTGAAGTTTGGCGGTGCCAGTTTCCCTTTGTTTCTGGTACCGCCCTTTTTACACAAGACACAAGAGCATCACCGGGCGACGGGCTCATAACCCAATCCACCCGGGCGGCCGTCAACCGCAGATGCTCTTCTGTGTTGTGTATGGAGAAATCGTCGGCGGTGGCAGCCGCCCTAACAAAGAGGTAGTGCTATGAGCAATGATCGCATGACCAATGTTCCAGATTTCCTGGGCGAACTGGATGCTGGCGTGTTCATCAACAAGATCGCCGGGGCGCTCAATACCGCCGCACTGGGCGTTTTGAACAATGGCAGCAAAGGCAAAGTAGTACTGACTTTCGACATCGATCGCATGGGCAATTCGATCGAAGAAAAGCGAGTCATGATCAAACACAAGCTGCAGTACATCACCCCCACCCCGCGCGGGAAAGTTTCTGAAGAAGATACGACAGAAACGCCGATGTTTGTTAACCGCGGCGGCAAGCTGACCATCCTGCAGGAAGACCAGGGCAACCTGTTTACTCTGAGCGGGGATCCGGATGCAAAGCTGCGAGCGGCTCAGTAGGCCGCGATTAACGTGCTTTTAGTTTAACTGTATTCATCTTTAAGGAAATTTTATGTCCCAGCAATTAGACAGCAGCGCAATTAACCAAATTAAAGACCTGGTGCTTTCAGGCTACCACCTGAACGACATTCACGGTCTGGCCTGCCCGACAACCATTCTGCCGGAAGGTACTGCCGTCGCTAGCCTTGAGCGTTTCGCACTGGAGCGTTACCGCTTCCGCGGTGCCATGGACACAACCAGCATTGACGATTTCGTTCGCTATTCCGTTGGTTATGCCCAGGAAGACGAAAAAGCCCGTTGCTTCATCGATGCCGACAACATGCTGGCGTGCTCTATCTTCAACATCGGTACTCTGGATAATCCTGGCCACGCTGATAACGTCGCCTCGATCAAGCTGAAGAAAACAGCCCCATTCCGCGCGCTGCTCTCGATCAACGGTGACCACCTCAACCAGAAGCAAATCGCCGAATGGCTGGAAGACTGGAGTGATTACCTGACTGCATTCGATGCCGACGGTAACACGATGAAAATCTCCCAGGCCGCTCAGGCAGTTCGCCGCGTCACCATCCAGCAAACTAATGCCTCCGATCATGAAGATGGTGATTTCAGTGGCAAAAAATCGCTGATGCAGAGTATCGAAGCCAGCAGTAAAGACGTGATGCCGGTGGCGTTCGAGTTCAAATGTGTGCCGTATGAAGGACTCGGCGAACGTGCATTCAGCCTGCGCAATAGTCTGCTGAAAAGTAATGACCCGGTATTCGTCCTGCGTATCGTCCAGTTGGAAGCCCAGGAAGAAGCGATCGCCAATGAGTTCCGCGACCTGCTGACTGGTAAGTTCGATGGCAAACCGGTCGAGACCTTCATCGGTACTTTCAAAGCCTAAGCCTGATTGCTCAGCCTTATATCTCCGCTGCTGCGGGGATTTATTGAAGCGTAATCCTTTTATTTATCGCCTTATGGCGAGGGATTTCTACAACCAAATAACAGCGCTGTGCAGGCGTAACGTATGGAGAAAATAATGAGCTGTATTCAAACCCTTTCGGGTAAACACTTTAATTATCTCGACATCCAGCAAGACGCGATCGAGATCGAGGATATTGCCACCGCCCTCTCGCATATCTGCCGATTTGCCGGCCACCTGCCAGAGTTCTACAGCGTTGGACAGCACAGCGTTTTATCCAGCCTGCTCGTACCGCAGGAGTTCGCACTTGAGGCACTTCTCCACGATGCTGCCGAGGCTTACCTGCAGGATATCCCGGCTCCGCTTAAACACCTCTTACCTGACTATCGCGCAATAGAGACTCGGGTTGATGCAGCAATACGTCAGAAATTCGGCCTACCGGCTGAGCAGCACCCGACCGTTAAATATGCCGACCTGGTGATGTTGGCCAGCGAACGTCGTGACTTTGAGATCGACGACGGCACTGTCTGGCCCATGCTAGAAGGTATTATTCCGACGGATCAATTCGTTATTAATCCGGTTCGCCCAGGCCAGGCCTACGGGATGTTCATGAACCGCTTCCACCAGCTGATGGAGCGGCGCTAATGGCACATATGAAAGTTAAAGAACTGGTCGCTGCAGCTTACGCTGCGGCACCCGATCTACCACCGGAAAAAGCAGAGTTAATGCGCAATATCGCTTCACGGCTGGATGTTACGTTTATCGCCCTTACCGAAGCAATGGACCAAAACACTGCGCAGGCAGCAGTGCTGGCAGGCCTGAATGGGGTTAAAAACCATGGCTAAAAACTCGATCGACGTGTACGGCGCCAGCGGAAAGACGAACGTTTTAACGTTTGAACCTGAACACCTGCATCTGATTACCGACAAAACTCACCCGCTCTACGATGAGCGGGTCCATCTGCCGATCGACGAAGGGATGGTACTGAACATTGCGGAGCTCGGTGTACTGGAACCTATCATCGTCTGGAAAGACCCCGAATTGGGGCTCACCTGCGTAGTTGTTGGCCGTCAGCGCGTTAAACATACCCTGGAGGCAAATAAACTCCGTCTGGAAGAAGGCAAAGACCCACTGCTTGTTCCTGGGGTAGTTAAGCGCGGATCAGCAAATCAGATGGCTAAATACATGGTCAGCGAAAACGAAATTCGCCGACCTGATACACAGCTTGGCCGGGCTAAAAAAATGTCAGACGCACTCGACCGCGGGCTCGATGAGGACGACATTGCAGTGTTGTTTGGCTGCAGCGTTCAGACCGTTCGAGCAACGCTCTCCCTCCTCGAGGCCACCCAGGCCGTCCGGGAAGCTGTAGAGGCTGGCACAATTACCGTTACCCAGGCGCGTCAGTTGGCATCGCTTAAACCCGAAGAGCAACGGGAGAAGGTCAAGCAGATCGAGACAGCGACCGCCGGCATCACTGGCCATGAAAAAGCCCGGCGGCAGCGCCTGGTTCTTGGTGAAGCAAAGCCGCGTATCAAATCACGCAAGGAAATTGCAAAAGCCCTCGAAGATGCCAGCGGCGAGTATGCCGAGGCTCTGCGCTGGGTGCTTGGGGAGGCGCAATGAACTTTGAACCTGAAAATTATAGCCGGCGCGCCCTGCTCTGGTTCGCAGCTGTGATCGATATTGCCGGTTGGGTTGCTGTTTTCGTCGTGACCTGGGGTATCTGCATGGTTATTGAATGGGTGACAGCATGAGTAAATCACTGAACGCACGTTGCATCCGCCGCTGGGAAGTTGAGTTTAAACCTCTCTGCGACTCAAAGGTGAATCCATATTGGCGTAAACGTGATCTACGTGGATTTATCCGCGAGGCAGCGCTCACCACAGCTTACAGCATGGTCGAGAACATGGCTGAACGCAACGCCAAAGTTGACTTTGACGGCTCCCTACAGGGCTGGACTCCTGAGTTCTCAGAATGGTACCGGAAGCGTCGCAAAGTGTATCTCAAAGAAGCCCGCGACCATCTGAATGAAGAAGCTACCAACGACGAGATCGACGAAGAAATAGAGAACGAGCTGGAGGCCTGGAATGACTGATATCACCGAGCTGACTAGCGTACAAAAAAACGCAAACATTCACCGTTTATCCAGGCTCATTGCCTATGCATCTAACGATGAATTGCACCAATTGGCTGTTGAAGTTGAGCAATACACTGATCAACTCATTGAGGCGCTGGAGAAGGCGCAGCAGGTAGACGAAGAACTTTGCAAGCTCCTTCCTCCCGGCGCTGAGTACATGGCCCCTCCAGACGGCGGTGATGTCACGCCGCTTGAAGGAGTGCGTCGAATGGTGGTTGATTACCGCCAGCGCATCGCCGAGCTGGAGTCCCGCACCGTGAAGCTGCCAGACTTACGGCAGATTGTGTCTGGAGACAGATACGTATGGTCTGATGGAGTTTTTAACTATAGCCAAGACGTTAAGGCTGAGCTGACCGCGAAGGGCATCAAGTGGGAGGCTGAGTAGATGGCTGTTGCAAGAATGCTTTGCGTTAGCTCGACCAAACCTGACTGGTTTACTCCAGGTGCCATATACGACTCAGAACCACGCGGTGCCGATATTTGCATTTGTGGTGACAACCTCGTTTCAGACCTCAACAAAGAGGACTGGTACGAAATGAGCCAGCGCGCTGATGGGCTGTGGTTCTTAATCGGTTTTCAGCAGTCAATTTTATTCCGGGGAGCCAACCAATGACCAATAACCAGTTAAACAGAGAGCGCCTAGAAAAAATTAAATCATGGCGTGAAACCTACGGCGCCGGAAGCAACGTAATACTGCCAGCTGAGGAGGCCGAGGAGCTGGCTCGTATAGCGCTGGCCGCAATGGACAGCAAGCCGGTGATACTTTACCGACAGGTCAATCCGGTGAACGGAATGAAGACGTATTGGGCTGAGTTAGACCCTGAAGAATTTAGGCATTTAAAACAACACACTGATGAAAATGCTGAATTCATGACGCTCTATCGCCACACGCAGCCAGCGCCGGTAGTGCCTGATAGTTACGTGATGGTACCGATGAGGTTAACTGCTGAGAACGGCGCGAAAGGCGCGCTATCAGGTGAGTTTTCAGAAACCAAGTTCGTAAACTGTCCGGAATGCTTTGGTGATGATGAATGTGAAACCTGTGACGGCAGCGGGAGAATTGAAATCACGGTACCTGTCACCTGGACGACTATCAAAGAAATCTGGGCTAAAGGCGTTGAGCATTTTTCAGCCACACCAAGGGAGGTGAAAGGTGAATAAGGTCGAACTGCTTGAGAAGATATCGGCGCTCGCTACTGAATGCCACACACTGGCCTGTGAGCTTGATATTGGTGATGAGCGAACCGAAATGTTCGAAATCTACGGCGTGCTGCACAACCTCGGTCGCCACGGCTACGCCAGTCAGGTGGGGCGGCGAATGAATCCGCTGCTCGCATCCTGCGATGACGACGAGGATGAGGATGAGGATGAGGATGAGGATGATGACTGATGCCAAGTAAATTAAAGCGCCGGCGATGGAGGCGTATGCGGGATGATTTAGCTTGGTATAAGGATGAAGCAAAGGACCTTCATTGCCGTCTTATGGAATTAGCCGATGAAGTTGCAAACCTTCGCAAACAGATTCTACCAGTATCTAAAACGGTGATTGCCAAACTGAAGATTTACGAAACAGATAAGGATGATCGAGACCACCAGCTATGCAGAAGATGTAATGACGGGATCCGTGGTGGTTGCTCGTCATGTGCTTATAACGTTCGATAACCGGGTGCAGCCGGTATATGGAGAAGAAATGTCACGTATGGTCTCTTTACTCGAATGGGCGAAAGATGAATTCGGCAGTGAAGCCCCTAGCGAGCGAGTATTAAAAAAATACGCTAAAGGTCAGATGATAGCGCCACCACCGATGAGAGTCGGACGGCGCTGGATGGTTGACAAAGAAGCTCGTTTTATAGGTGTAGTTGCTGAACCTCAACTTCCAATACATGTTAACCCAAAACTGAGACGGATAATTAGCGATGGCAGCTAGACCGCGTACCCATAAAATCACTATTCCAAACCTATATTGCAAACTTGATAAACGTACCGGAAAGGTTTACTGGCAATACAAACACCCTATCTCTGGTCGTTTTCATAGCCTAGGCACGGACGAAGCTGAAGCAAAGCAGGTGGCAAGTGAAGCAAATACGATTATTGCAGAGCAGCGCACCAGGCAGATCCTTGGTATTAACGAGCGTCTGGCACGCATGAAAGGAAACCGCACGGATATTACAGTTTCTTCATGGCTCGACAAATATGAATTGGTGCAGGAGGAAAGATTGAAACACAATGAACTGCGCCCAAACTCTTTTCGACAGAAAGCTAAACCAATCCGTCTTTTTCGTGAACATTGTGGTATGCAATATCTTAAGGATATAACAGCACTTGATATTTCCGAAATAACAGATGCTGTTAAGGCAGAGGGTCATAACAGGATGGCTCAAGTTGTACGCATGGTACTAATAGATGTTTTTAAAGAGGCTCAACATGCTGGTCACGTTCCACCAGGATACAACCCTGCCCAAGCAACGAAACAGCCACGAAATAAGATAAGCAGACAAAGGCTATCTCTGGAGGAATGGGAGGCTATTTATACATCTGCCGAACAACAACAACCTTATTTGCAATGTGGAATGTTGCTTGCCATTGTAACAGGGCAACGCCTTGGAGATATTTGCAATATGAAGTTTTCGGATGTATGGGATGATATGCTGCATATTGAGCAGGAGAAAACAGGAACTCGTTTAGCCATTCCCCTTTCTCTCAGAAATGAAGCGTTAAATATTACTCTGAGTGATGTTATTTCAAAATGTAGAGATGCTGTGGTGAGTAAATACCTTGTTCATTTTCGCCATAGCACCTCACAGGCTAGTCGTGGTGACCAAGTGTCAGCCAAAACACTTACTTCAACGTTCAAGAAAGCACGGGATAAAAGCGGTCTTACCTGGGAAGAGGGAACAGCACCGACTTTCCATGAACAGAGATCTCTTTCCGAGCGCTTGTATCGTGAGCAAGGGATAGACACCCAGAAACTATTGGGCCACAAAACAATGAAAATGACTGACAGATACAATGATGATCGCGGTAAAGAGTGGATCGTTGTTGGTAAAAAAGCAGTATGA